GTGAACCGGCCGAAGCAACGCCTGATCCATTACAGCCGGGAACCGTTGCTAGAGGTTCGCTCGGTGCCTGCGGGCTTGCAACCAGCCCACTTCAAGCCGACAGGACTGTGGGTCTCCGTCGAAGGAGATGACGATTGGAAGGCATGGTGCGAAGACCGGGCTTTCATGCTCGATTGCCTGACGCACCCGCACGAAATCGTCTTGGAAGATACAGCCAATATTCTGAGAATCCGCGATGCGAAAGGAATTGACGATTTCAGCCGTCGATATCTCAGCGACGCAGGAGGCTTTCTGTCCGGCTACCGGATCGACTGGGGCGCGGTGGCGTCGTCCTTCGACGGCATCATCATTGCGCCGTATATCTGGGCGCGACGGCTCTGCGGTGATGCGCCCTGGTACTACACCTGGGACTGCGCAAGCGGCTGCATCTGGAACGCGCGCGCGGTCCAGAGGGTGATTCCTCTCTACGGCGCCGATCCAGTCCAAGCGCACGCGAGTTCAGAGATCGAGGGAGTAGAGCCGTGACGCAGTGCCGCCCGCGTCAGCAGCCATTAGAGCCGCTCCATGATCGCTGCATGCGCGACATCGTCCAAGCCATGAAACAGATCGGCGTCGATGCCCGCATCATCTACGCCACGGAAAAAACCGGCATGATCGTGACCGAACAGAATGTCACGCGGCTGACCCCTGACCAGCTCGCTGAATGGCACGCCGCGCTGGACGAGTTCGAGGCACGCGCCTGATGGGACGAACCTCGATCGAGTGGACCGACGAGAACTGGAATCCCGTGCGCGGCTGCTCGCGGGTCTCAGAGGGCTGCCGGAACTGCTACGCCGAGCGCCAGGCGATCCGGCAGAAGCACGCCGGCTATTCGGGATTCGTGACGATCCTCAATGGCCATCCGGCCTGGACCGGACGCGTCGAGCTGATCACGCCGAAGCTCACGGCGCCGCTTCATTGGAAAAAGCCGCGGCGCATTTTCGTGAACACGATGAGCGATCTGTTTCACGAAGGTCTTCCGGACTTCGACGTCGCTCAGGTCTTCCGTTCGATCGCACGCGCGGACTGGCACACCTACCAGATCCTGACCAAGCGTTCAAAGAGAATGCTCGACCTGGTTCCCCATATCTGGAAGACGTTCGGCCAACTGCAGCACGTCTGGCTGGGCGTCTCAGTCGAGAATCGCGGCGCTCTGTCGCGCATCGATGACCTGCGGCAGACGCCCGCGGCCGTGCGCTTCCTGAGCATCGAGCCATTGCTCGAGGACCTCGGCAAGCTCGATCTGACGGGAATCGCACTGGGTCATCGTCGGAGGCGAGTCCGGGCCGGGCGCCAGGCCGATGGATCCGCAGTGGGCGCGATCGATTCGCGATCAGTGCCTGGCCGCCGGGATTCCGTTCTTCTTCAAACAATGGGGCGCATGGGCCCCGAGGGAATTCGCAGGCAAGCAGGACATGGTCAGACTCGGAAAGAAAGCCGCGGGCCGCCTGCTCGATGGGCGCGAATGGAACGAGTTTCCCGTCGCGCCCGGCCGCTAACCATGCCGTTGCTGTTTGACACGCGTAGCCGTCGCCACAGCCGCGGCGGCAAGGGCATGCATTACGTGATGCTGGGCGCAGCAGCGCTCGTCGGGCCACGGCCCTGGCAACCCGCGGCGATCAAGCCTCCTCTGGCCAGGCCAGCGCCTGCGGTAGGGCCCCGGCGAGCTGCCCCGCCTCCGGTTCCAAAGACCTGCGCGAACTGCGCTCTCTATTTTCCGAGTCGAAAAGCCTGGGGCCGCCATTTTACCTGGTGCCTGTCGAGACGCGAGGGAGCCGACTGAACTGTCAACTTGAGTAGACAAGCGACGCGCGATAGTCAATTTTATTTGACGTTTTTATGCTCGAGCGGCGGCCGCACGCCCCGAAGCCGCCCGCGCTTCTTCCGGGCGGATCCGCCAGAGCTTGCCGATCCGGAAGCCAGGCAGCTCGCCGCGCGCCATCAGACGAATCGCCGTCCGCTCGCACACCCCCAGGTAGTGCGCGAGCTCTTTCGGACCCCAAAGCTGCTCTTCAGCAGCCGTAGATTCGCTGCTTTTCACGGAAACATTTGGCTTTACAGGACATTATCCGCCGAAACTGTTGCCACTTTCAACGTCTGCCGCGAAAATTCAAGGGTTGGACACCGCGGCCGACTGGGTGGAGCGCGGGCTCGCACTTGTGCGCCCGATCGCAGATTCTTTGCGGCGCAGGCTGCCGGCATCGATTGAGACTGAAGACCTCGTCGGCGCCGGCAGGCTTGCGCTGGTTAAGCTCGCGCGCTCCTACGACCCTGGCCGCGGCGTCCCATTCGAGATCTGGGCCAAATTCCGGATCCGGGCGGCCATGATCGATTCGATCAAGCGACGGCCTTTCCGGGAGGCCAAACACGCAAGGCTCGACTTTACGCCGGCAGGAAACTTTCCGAGTCCGGAGGACTCGGCGATTCTGTCCTCGGATCAGCAAATCGCCCGCCGCGCTCTGGGCCTGCTCTCGGAGAAGGAGCGAGCTGTCCTTCGCCTCGTGTTTCTGGATGGACTGACCCTGGGGACGGCCGCAGAACGCCTTGATCTGAGCGAGGCCGAGGCTGCGGCGGCCAAAAGGCGGGCTCTAGAGCGCCTCCGGAGGTTCGGCCAGAGGCTCTCGTGCGGCGCCCTGGAACGCGAGCTATCGCTCTACTGAGCCGTCGTAATCGTGAAGGTCCAACGGTTGGAGCTGACGTCGTAAATGCACGCGATCGGCGCAAGGCAGTTGGGCAAGATCGGGATCGGCATGATCATCACCGGGTTGGACGGCATAACTGCATTCGAGATGCGCGCCGAGCTCGCGATCGCGTTCATTCCAGGAATAAGGGTCTGAAAATTGATGCGTAGCAGGCCATCGAACCCGGCTACCTTCCAGGACTTCTGCCACGGGTTCCGGGCGCCCGCGAGCTTCGCCAAATCGATCGGGTCTGAGACGGTCCCGTTAAAGCTCACCGTGAATACGCGCCCGCCGGCCGCGATTGGCGTGTCGCCGGGTCCGCCGCGGTTCTCTACGAAGCCGAGAATGACGTCACAAACGGTGCACGACACGGGAATCGCGCACGTGATCCGCTGGCCGTAGATCAGGTTGTTGAAAGGAGCCGCGAAGGCATCCATGTCGGCCTGCTGAGCCGAGGTGTAAACGGGCGCCGGCAGTCCGCCTACCGTGCAGTACTTGGCCATGCCGGAGGCGTCGAGAGTAAGGGGCGTGTCAGTGGTCTGAGCAACGCAGCAGCTCGCCAGCACGATGAGGCTCGATAGTAATCGTTTCATGTTCGAAATCCTTCCTGGAAACAAAAAAAGCCGCGGAACGGGATACCCGCTCCGCGGCTTGATCTCAAGGCCGGTCAAAGGACCGCCCTGCGCATGGCTTTCTAGGCCTGGCCTCCGCCACCGCCCGAGCCCGCATCCTGCGGAGTCGGCTGCGAGAAATTCACCACCACGTTGGCGGTGTCGCCGGGAACCACCTGGATTGCATCGATCGTCAACTGGATCGTGTCGTTCGGATTATTCAAATCCGTGACCGATCCGGTCAGCTGCGCGGCGCCGATCGCGCCGGCTTTCACCGTCCCGCTCAGCCCATCGGGGTTGAGTGTGATGATAGCCACGTCCGGCCTGTCGGCGGTTACGACGGTTTTGGCCGGGTCGATGTTGCTGGGCTGGCCCTTGGCATCGGTCGGCGAAATCGTGAATGTTACTTGCTCATTGTCTTTGAGAACCATGTTCCTTCCTTCTATGGGTTGCCCGTCCTTGTAGAAGGTCACTACCGCGGAGGCTGTCGGGCCGGGCGTTACGGCAGCCAAAAGCTTTTCGAGCAAGCTGCGCTGTTGAGCCTGTTCGTTCTTTATCTCGTCGAGCTCGCTCTTGACCCCGATGAGCCTCTGGATCATCGAGGAGAAACCGCTGGTCACGGCCGAGAGAATCTTTACGCAAATTCCATAGATCGTGTTCAAGAGCTTCATCCTTCTTTCTTTCGCGGTCCGAGGAGGAAATCCGGGCGGGCCGCAACCGGCTAGTCGACGGACTTCGGCGGCGCCTGAATGTTTATTTGCGGTGAAACGCGATCGAGGCGGCCGAGGGCGAGGCCGGTCCAGCAGCCGGCTACCGGAACGTCGATCGAGTCGGGGAGAGTGAGTGATTTGAGGCGCGAGGGATCGGGCGACGTCCGCTGAAACTTACTTGCGGCCCAGTGCGCGGCGCCGGCCGCGAAGACCATGCCGGCCGTCATTCGTTCGTCGGCGTTGATGATCTTCGACGAAGTCAGCGCCGCCCCCCCGAGGCTGATTCCTTCCCCGACGTCCATCGCGATCGAGGCACGCGAACGCACGATCGCCACGTTCGTGACGGCGTCGACGGCCGCGGAAGGAAAGAGCACGATTCCCTGCTTCTCAAAGGCCTGCCGAACAATTTCGCCGGCGCCGGCATGGAAAGGCACCGGAGCGCAGGCGGTGACTGCCCACACGCCCACTCCAGCGATCTTGCGATCGAGGAACGCCTTCGCCACTGCTGCCGGCGTCGGGGCGGCCGTCACTGCGAGCTGGCCCAGGCAGGAAACGGCCGCAAACCAAAACGAGATGAGGACTTTCATCGCGGAAGCAGGTTGTCGATCCGGACCACACGGTCATGCGTGTCGCGGATGAGTTGCTCGAGATCGGCCGGGATCGCCGCGCCGATGGCGTCGCTGCCCTTCTGGACCACGATCTGGTCCGGGATGAACGGGCCACCGAAGACCGGCTTTTCATCGGCTGCCAGGTCGCGAATCGGGAGCGGAATCACGCGCGTCTCGGTTTGGCCCGTCGCCGGAGTCGTCGCCGTGAATTTTGGCCCGTCGGCCGTGATCGTCCAGGAGCCAGGCGCGCCCACGCCGGCTGCCGCCGAGCGATCGCGGAACAGGTAGCCGGCCGATCCCCGCCAGCTGCCGACGACGATGTCCTGAACCCTGCGCGGATCGGTCGGATCCCAAACGAAGCCCTGATTGAAGGCATCCGTGGATACGTCTACCACCTTCGCGCCATTGCCGATTTCCGCGGCCAGAGCGGAGGCCTCCTGCGGGGTCAAAAGCAGGGGCCACTCGGCCTGGGTGATCGGCCGGCGGATCTGCTGGTCCATGAAGCTAAAGACGTGCACGCTGTTCGTTCCCCCGCGCGCCTGGAGCCACGAACTGTAGTCCTGGTAGGCCAGCGCACCAGGCAGATTGAGCTTCATGGCAATTCCCGCAGGAATCGTCATCTTCAGAACCGCGGGCTGGCCTTGGGCGTCGAGCCCGAGGTATTGGAACGCATAGGGCGCATTTGGATTGGCCGGATTGAGTCCGCTTGCGACCCAGCGTTTGATCGCTCCGACGCCCGATCCGAGCAGATTGGCATCGTACGCCGGCGCCTGTTGGCCTGTTCTAGTCTGGTAGTCGCCGCGGCCTGTGTATGCGATGACTCCAGGAGGGACGAGTTGTTGGACCTGAATCAATTGCTGCATCTTGCTTCTCCTTTATGAAAGGTCTCGAAGTGCGTCTAATCTCCGAGCCGAACGATCCTTCATTGCGATAATGGAAACCCGTGGACAGTCAGCGCTTCTTGCTTATAGCCGTCGTCACATTGCTGGCAGCTGCTTTGGTAGTTCTGGCCTACGATCTGGCGAAATGAAGCGTCGTGCTACCCAGACCGGTACCCAAGTACTGGACGAGATGGAGGATTGCGCCTGTCCGGGCCGGCCTGGATAATTGGTTGATCATGCTGCACATCAGGCCGCATAAGCTGTTCGATCTGCTTTCGCCGGAAATCCCGGAGAGGCTCGTTCAGATCAAGCTGCCGTTTCGTACTGAAAACTATCTGATCGAAACCGCTCTGCTTCTCGCCGCTGGGAAGATCGTCGGAGCCCGCCGTATATTCGAGTTCGGGACCTTCCGAGGCGCGACAACCTTGAATCTGGCCCTAAATTTTCCCGGCGCTGAAATCTTCACGTTTGATCTGGCTCCAGAACTAGCCGGATCTGTGAAGCAGGATCACTACCACGCCGCAATCTCCCGTCAGCACTTCGAAACGGACACGATGGAATTCAATTCCGCAAAGCACGGCGCGCGGATTCAGAGAATCGAAGATGAGTCGCTGCGCTTCGATTCATCGCAATATCACGGGAGCATGGATTTAGTCTTCGTAGACGGCGGCCATGATCACGCCACGCTCGATGCAGACACGCGTAACGCCTTTTTGATGGCTCCCAACGGCTGCATTGCGTGGCACGATTACGACAATCCCGAATATCCAGACGTAAAACAATTCCTCGATGCGCTCAACAAGCCCGTGTTTCACGTAGAAGAAAGCCGGATGTGCTTCTGGTTTGCCAGTCCGTCCTTGGTTTCCCGCTTAGAGTAGACAAAGTGACGAGGCCTCAACTGCTCGCGGGATTGGACCCGCCGCGCCACCGATAACAGCCGCGAAAAAACGAACGAACTATCGGAACACAGCCGATCCGCCCAACGTCGCGGTCCCGCCGGATTCCGCGCTAGTCCGCAATCCGTAAACCGCGACACCTCCATCAAGGGCTGAAACGTACACGCGACCATTCGCAACCACCGGCGCCGCAAACTTCGTCATATTTCCGAGGTCATCGACTCCGCTGGTCGAACTGTTCCAATACTCGGCCAGCGTGGTCGGGTTCCAGGCGTGAAGAATCCCGGCGCGAACGGTCGCGTGGGCACTGGCGGCCGCGGTAACCACCCAGATGATCCCGTTCGACGTTCCGTTGATACTTCCCGCGATCTGTGCCGGTCCTGGCGTTCCGTAAGATGTCGTTTCCGTCGCCAGCGGTGTCGCGTTGAACGTGCCGCCGGAATAAGTGAAGGCGTAGAGCGATCCCGCCGTCGTCGGAACATACAGCACGTTGTTCATGAAGGTCATGCCGTAGGCACCAGAAGCGGGACCGGGTGTCCCGGAGGCGTTGGTTTTAAAAGTCTGCAACGGGCAACCGCTTGACCCTTGCAGGTGCCCCATACATGTCGTGTCGATCACGTACACGTTGAAGTCCTTGCCCGCTACGACCGCCAGCGTTGTTCCCGGGATCAGCAGCGCGCGATTCGATGACACGTCCGCATCAGCGCTGTCGAGGGCGGAGTTATTGGACGGCGTGAACCAATCAAGAACGATCAACGTGGGTGAAAGCTTGACTACGCTCTCAGAGAAATTGGTAACGCCGTCATAGCCGCCGTCGTTGCCGGTCGTGACGTACAGATTGCCGCTTCCGTCAACCGCGATGCCGCCGCCCGACATCCAGATCCCGGCGCCCCAACTGTTGGGCGAGCCGCACCAAACGCCAACTTGCGAGAAGTCAGAGCCAGTATAGGCGAACACCCACCCGTGGTAGGGACGCGAATCGTCCAATCCTGCGAACCCTATATACACGTTTCCGTTGGCTAGTGTGATACCAACTCTCTGAAACTCACGGCCTGGGTTAAAGACGAGATTGGCTCCGCTTGTTGTGTCTCCGGGATCGCCGGTCCCCGTCACTTGGCCGGAGATCGTGACGCTGCTCAATGTCGAGCCCGTCGTCAGATCGATTGATCGCAAGATCCAATTAGGCGTATTGTTCTGGCAGACCACATACAACTTCAGCGCAGAAGTGTCAGCGGCGGGAGTCGATAGACAGCCCTGAGAGACACCGTACAGCGCGGCCTCGGCCACTGGATAGCCGGCATATGGCGTCGCGAACGCCAGATTGCTCCAAACCGTTACGCCAGGATGATCCGCATCGAATGCATAGACGCTGTTGTTCATCGTCACCGCAATAAGCAGATTCCGTAAGACCCCGGAAACGGTAACGCCAGTCACCACGAGCGGTTGCGCAAAGACGTACCCATCGGTGGACCAGCGCCCCAGGAGACTGACGCGGCCAGCGGCAACGTTTGTGGGAGTAAGAGACGCCTCGGCGCCATTAGCGTTCGTCCTCGACGAGTCGTAGTTCACCGTCGGGATATCGATCGCGCCGAGGTTCAGCGATAGAACGAGGAAAGCGAAGAAGAGAATGGTCTTCATGATTTCGCGATCCCGTAGCAACGGATGGTGCCGCCATCAGCGAAGTTCCCGGTGGAATACTGGAACCGGAACTTGACCACAGCGGTGCCACTGAGATAAGCCCCGTTGACGAAATAATTGTGGATGACGTTGTCATTCCCAAGGTAAGAGACCTGCCCGACGATCCGTTTGTATGCGGAAGACGCTGGACCTATCAACCGGAGAGCGTTAACGAATCCAAGGTTGGTCGAGTTATCCTGGCCAGTCCCGGTGTAGGTGAGCGCGACTTCCGTACTCGGGTTGCTGCTATCAAGGCTGATGCCGGCCCCGCCGACGATGTTGTTGTATCGGTAGTTGCTCCCGGCGTCGTATGTCGATCCATCCGTCGAAACCCGCCACCGGAGATTCGCGCCGTCGCTCGCCGGGTTCACATTCTGGAATTCTAAGAGATAGTCATCATACGTCGAACTTATGCAGGTCGCGAAGTCGACCGTCGTCGACGAGCTGGTGGTGTGTTGCTCTCGGAGAACGAGCGCTCCGGCGGCCCCTCCGCTGCACGCCGAACCGGAGGCCAGACAAATCGAGCCTGTCCCGCTGTAGCCTTTGAGCGACAGATTCCCGGCCCCGTCGCTGACCACGGCTCCTACTCCGTCAGCCGCTGGGACTTTCCATGCGTACTTGGTAACTGATGTGGGCGCATAGAGAGTGAAGGAGTTCGCTGGGAAGCTCGCGCTCGGATCGGTCCCTTGAACAAGGCTGTGGAATCCAGCGACACCCGAACCGACGCCGGTCTGGACTCCGCTCGGCAGCAGCACGTTATTGGAGCCATCGACTGACCCGATGCATTTTGGCACTCCGCTGCTGTTGGTCACCATGACGACGCAGTCTGCGCCCCAGGAGACACCATTGATCTTGGCAACAGCGGGATTCGGGTATGTTCCGAAAAGATCACCGCCGGCAGAACCGGATGGAGCGCCGCCTCCCGTCGCGCCGCCACCCGGTTTGGGGAATTGCGCGCTCAGCGTTATAGACAACCCAAGCAGGCATAGGCCCGCTTTTAAAGACATCTTTTTCATCTGAATTTGTCTCCTACGTAATGGTCACTTCCAATAAGGCGAGTACGCCAACAGATGGAAGGCCGGCGCTGTAACTGTTGGATACGTCGGCTAAAAGATGCTGCAGTTTCCTTGAACGCTTCGGTAGTAGTTTCCCAAGGCCGGCGGCTTCGAGCGATGAACGCTCTCAGAATCCGTAGATCGAAAAGACGCCACTGGCGATGTTGCCGTTGTCGATCTTGAATCGCAGCGCATTAACGGAGCCGGCTGTTCTCCAGGAGCCTGCAATATTCCACTGGCGCGCCCTGTGGTCGGCGCCGGATTCTGAGCAGAAAGCCCGCCCTAAGTACTCCATGTAGAGCGTGGACTGATTCAGGCTGAATAACTCGATGACCGCGGCATAGGATGCTGTGCCCGAAGCTGTTCTGATTCCAAGCCCATTTTCCTGCAACACAAAGCTGGAATCGGAAGCGTTCTGCCTTCCCCCAACACCGCCACCGTCGTCCTGGCCTCTTGCCTGCCACTGATAATTGGCGGCGCTCCAGGTAGAGCCGCCGTCGGTTGAGACCTCCATTCTCAGCACGCCGGAGTCGTTTGCAGGGCGGAGTCCGGAAATCACCAACTGATATCTGGTGAATGCTCCGACGAAACCGTTGAATACAATCTCTGGCGAGGAGGAGGCGGCGTGTGACTCTAGAGGCGAAGAGCTTCCCCCGCCTCCACCCCCTCCGCCCGAGGGGATAGCCCATCCCGTCTGAGACAGAAACTGAGCCGAATCGCCAGTGTTCCCAGAAATCTGGTCCGGCTTAATGTTTCCACGAGACATGAGAATCGGTTCGCTCTACGGGTGACCCTGGACTAACGTCGTTCCTGTGACTTGTCCCGATGCGCCTATAGCCGAGAAGTCGACTTCCGGATCGTCCCCCATATAACACCCATGCACCAAGCCGGTCAGCGATGGATTGCCCTTCATCGCATCTCGGTGTTCGGCGCTTGATAATTCTCGACTCCAGATGTACTGCTCCTCAATCGTGCCTATGCACGGCCCGGTGCGGGTGCCATCTCCGAGCACTCCTTCACCGCCTGGGTAGTTGCCGATAGCCAATTCGCAAGCAGAGTCCGTCCCGCCGTCCGGGTTGTTGGAATAAGTCCACGTGTCAACCAGGGTTACCGAAGAACCGTTTCCTATGTACAGTGTGACCGTCTTCGCGGTCACATTGCGGCTCATCCCGACGTAGTACCAGACGTCGTTTTTGATGTGGGTCTCGAAGAGATGCTTCTCCACAGCATCAGTGCCGTAGTCGTGCCAGTATTTGATGGCCCAATCGTCTGACTCGCCTTGCACGGTCAACGCGTAGACTGAGTTCTTTGCGGACGCTGGATCAGAAACGCCGCGAACGATAAGAGTGCTCTTGCCGTTGCAATTGGACGGGATGCGAATCCAGATGCCAATTGAACAATTGCCCGTTACCCGTTGGTCAGGATTGCTCCCGAAGTTGACGACATCAGTGTCACTGCCCGATCCGCCGCCACTTGTCGTTCCGCCGCTCCATGCTGTCCAGAAGAATCGTCCCCCGCTCGAAGTGGAAAGCGCGATCGAGACTTCACCTGCTTGCTTCGCTGTCACCGCCATGTTCATCGACGAAGTCTCGTAGGCCGCGGTCACATCCGGGTGAGGAGTTGTCGCTGAGGAATACACGGTCCCCGCCCCCGGTCCACCGTTGATGGCCGCTACCAGTCTCGGGATTGCGTAATCGAGCGACAGGCCGGGACCGTCGGACGTGTCGATCAGAACGTGGCCAGCGACTGCGTTGTCGAACCCGAGTGATCCCTTGAACGTGTAGGTGACTGAGCCGATGGTCACCGTGTCGCCATCGAGCATATATCCGCCGGTCAGGGTGACGCTCGGATAGTAGGTCGTATTCGAATCGGGAAGTGTGATCTGGATCCGGCCGCCCGTCCCGCCCATGTCGACCGTGATCGATCCGTCCACCGCTCCAGCGATCACCTGAAGCAGAATTCCGCCGGAAGTGATGGACGCCACCACGTCTTGATTCGGCGGCGTAGCGCTCGAGAACCACACGCCCGCGGCGCCGTTCGATGCATCTCCGTTGATGGCATCGATCAGAGCCCAGAGAGGCATCGGGCCGGCCTTTAATTCGTATGGATTGCTGTTGTTAAGCGTGTTTACAACTGAGTAGGTTCCTGCCGAACCGATTTGCAGCGAGTTGCCAGCCATCAGAGGCGTCGCCAGATTGGGAACGAGCCTAGCTTGCAGCCAGACGTTGCCCGCCATCCTGCCGAGTGCGACGGCCGTTCCCGGGCCTCCTACGTCAGCCGGCGCGCCAAATTGCCGCGCCTTGCCGCTGCGATTGCCCGAGCCGCCCTTCTTTCCCTTGCGGAAATACCAGACCCACCACCAATCGTCTGAGTCACTTGGAATCACAGGCTCAGCCAATGTAAGCACGTTGCCGTCAAGCGTGAATTGCGGCGCGCCAGTCGGGTAGTAGGGGTCCAACTCTACACCGTTGAGCACAGGCCACACGTACTGCGGATCCGGTGTATACTTCAACTGCCACACCAGACCAGCTGAATCCAATTGCAGCGGCTTCTCGCGAAAGACGACTAGGCCCTCCGCCGCGGCGGCCGAGGCTGCGCCGCCGAGGCGCTTGTAATTCGGAATCGGCATAAGGCTCTAAGCGAGATTGCCAACGATCTCCAGGGGCTCATCGAACTTGGAAGACAGAGTCCACTGAGTCTCTCCATCGATCGTCTCTTGAACCCCATTTACGGTCTGAGTAGCGATCGTGACCAGATTGTCGTCATCCGAGATTTTGAAGATGACGATTCTCCGGCCGATCATCAGCGCGGCTCTCGGCAACAGCACCAGGACGGGCCCAGCGCTGCTGTCTACATTGACCTGCTGGTCGTAAGCTCCGAGTTCTGTGTCGGCGCTGATGAAGATGACGCGTAACCCGGCTCCAAACACATAAATCATCCGGACCGGCGCCTCGTTGTCGAGGGATTCCTGATCCAGGTCGTTTACGATGAATCCGCCGACCAGCATGGTCTTCTGAAGGAAGTTCGTCGTCTGAATTTCGATCGTGACGTCCTTGTCTTTATCGCCGTTTGAAACCGGCGAGGATTCCGCCGCATACTGCCACGGCGCCGCCTCGATGATCAGAATCGAATCGATGCCCATCACCAAATCCGAATCGAACAGATAGGAGGTCGGCGTGTTGGCGATGATCTTCGCCGGCGGCTGATCCCGACCGGTTCCGGCGATGATCCGCGCAAATAGGCCAACTTCGAAGTCCGGCTTCAGCCCGGAATGGGGAGTGGGCGTCAGACTCGCCTTGTCATAGTTCGCAGCATTGGAGAGCCCGTCGTCCGCGAAGACCCGAGGATCCGAAGAATTGTCGTAACCCTGCATGCACACGACGATGACGTCACCCACGACTAGGCCGGTCGTCGCCCGATCGAGCGTGAAGATGCCTGTGGCCGGATCGAAGGCGGTGCAGGCGTAAGCTTCAAACGGGCAGAATCCCTGCTGCCTCCCGATGGCCAAGACTTTTCGCCCGGCCCAATCATCGATGCCGGCCACGTCGATCGCCCGATAGCACTTGATCTGGTTGTTCCCGAGGAGCGCGTCTATCGGAAGACCCAGAACTCCGCCATGCTCCACGAGCTTGGCTTTCGCGCGCACCTTTCGATACTTCGTCGATGGCGGGCCGTATGTAGCGCGTTTGAGAGGGCCGGAAAACGTGATGGAATCCGGTAGCGCGCTGGGTGTTTCCTCGAGCTGGGCGCACATCAGGCGATCTGCGCGGCCGACAAACAGGACATATCCCCCAACCCCTGCCGTGGGAGGCCATACGATATCTGACAGCGTGAACTGGCAAGTATTCGCGGATCCGTGGAACCGAAAGTGCCGGATGTTCGATGGCGGCGAGAATTCACCTGACGATGCGCGGAAAGCCACGCACGCCCAATAGCTCTCTTCCCCGTCGAGAGATCCCCCGGTTGAGGCCTGCGATTGGGACTTGATCACGGGCGGAAGCATGTCCTCGACGAACCGATTTACGGGCAGCTTTCCAATAACCTGAAGCGCCGCGTGAATCCCGCCGTCCCCCTGAACCTCGTAGAGCTGCCCAAGATCGAAGATCAAATCGTTTTCGTCATAGACGGCATCCGCTGAATTCGGAGCTATTTCATCCGGGAACCAGCGCGGTTGCACTGCTTGCGGAAACAGCTCGGGCGGGACCGGACCAGGGAGTACGTCGGCTGGCTTGGGCCCCATCACCAGGTTGTACATCGCGTCCGTGGTCGACCTGGCTGTGATTTCGACCGAATAGTCCGAGTTGAGCTTCCAGGATTCAATCCGGAACTCGCCCGATCCGCCGGGTATTTCCGCGTCTGTGATCGAAATGATCGCTCCAGGGAAACAGTCCGCGGCCATGATCGTCGTTCGGAATGAAACCCGGCGCGCGGCCTTACGCTCTGTCGCGTTTACTCCGCCAACCTCTTCGCGGCCGCGGGTGTTGACGATGCGCGCGGCCTGCGAAATATTCGCCGTACCGACCAGGTTGATATCAGCATCCCGGTAAATAGGCCTGAGGCCTTTCCCCAGCTCCTGCGCGTAGTCGTCATCCTGGAACGTGGCTGTGTTTGGCAGGAATTGGTTCTCTTGCGTTGCCGGGTCCTGGAGCGGATCCGCGAAAGTCGCGCGCAGGCGGTTGAACTGCGGGGCGTGGCCCTCGACGCTCAGCGATCGCCAGAGCATCGATCCATCGGTAAACGCGGCGATCGCGGAGGAGTTTTCACGGATCCCGATGTAGAGCTTTCCGAAAAAGAACGTGTAGAACCCGAGGCAATTCTGGAGGATGTCGTTAAGCCAATCGCGCGTAGCGCGAACCTGGTCGATCCGTCCGATGAATTTGAACTGAGTCTCCTTGCCGTCGTCGGCCTCCGACACTGTCAGCGTGAGCGAGAGGCCGGATCCCGCCCCGCCGGAGCCTGAGGTCGTGCCCGCAGCGTAGCCAGTCCCTGGATTGTCGATCTCGAGAGCGGTTGGAGTTCCGGATCCGTCCACGGAGATGACGGTCAGCAGAGCGTTGTTATCGCCTCCCGAGACCGCGATCTGATCTCCAGTGGAATAGCCCGTTCCGCTGTTTACAGAAGCCGAGAGGATGACTCCGCCAGGCGCGCCCTCTGTATCGTCGACCAGGCGATCGACTCTCAGGTCGCAAATGGCGGCCGCCGCCACCGCAGCGTCGACGTCGAAGGTGGCCTCCTGCGTGGAGGCATCGGCGTTCTTGAGCCCAAGAGATCTCAGGTACGCGTTGATCGCTACCCAAACGGGGTTCGTTAAAACGGCCGAGGAGCGGGAGCCAGGTGCAGTCCAGACCCAGCCAGCCAGCCCCTGTGCAACGACGGCCTCCATGGAGTGCTCATCGAGTCGCGTTAGCTGCAGGCCTTTCTGGTCGGTCCTGCGCACGACAACGAAGGCGATGCCGGCGGAGAAGTTCGCAAGGTACGTGGAATTGCCGAGGTAGACGTATCGCCATCCCAAGCCTGCAGTCTGGTTCCCGTTGTAGTCGAGCGACATTGGCTCGTTCAGGTCCGCGGGATCCTTTCCAGGGATCAGCCGGCCCTTTGACGCCGGGTAAGTATGCGAATATTGGCCGTCGAGTTTCGCGGATGCGATCTGGCCAAGCGGGCCTTCGCCCAGGATCCCCAGTGCTTCGTAGAAATCGCCTTCGTCGCGGCCCGCGGCAATGAGGGCCTGCACAGGCATTGGAATGTCCGTGTAGATCTGCGGGATCGCCAGCCCGAAGATCGAATCCGAGACGAGCGAAACAGAGGTGATCTGATTCCGATTGAAGCCGGCAAAGCCGGTCGAATTGTCCTTGAAGCGGACCGCCTGGGGAACGATCGCGACGCCGCGATAGCGCTTCTGCATCGTGTGTGCGAGGCAACCGTTGGGAGTCTCGTACCCTCGATCGCAGGATCCAGCGTCAGCGCTCGGAAAGTGCGTCGTGTCCAACGCCCCTTCTGAGGAAAAAGGGCACTCGACGCCGTCGTCAAACAGCGCCGAGCACGTCCGGCTGAAAACGCGGTCAGGGAAGACCATGAAAGGCGAGGACAGCCGGTCGCTGGCCTTTATTACGAATTCCGGGCCGACGTTAGACTGCCATCCCCCGGGCACGATTTCGCCGGCCCACAGATCGAGCTTCTCTCCCGTAGCGGTGAAGAAAAGCGAGAACTGGAGGTCGGCGTGGTCGAGCTGGACGTCGTCGGCGAGCTGGCGCATTACCCGGTCCGCGTTTCCGAAGACGAGCGTGACGTCGTCGGACTGACCGCCGGCCGCGGATGCACCGGGAAGTCCTACCGCAGTCTGCTGGATGCCTTCCCATCGCACCAAGCGGGGCAGATAGAGCTGGCCCCCGACGGTGCATCGCCGGTCTGACAAAAAGATGTTATTCGGATAGCCGGCCTTGGTCGGGACGATGTGGACAAGTGGGATGACCGTCTGGGCCTGCTCGAGAAGCGAGTCCGCGAGCGTCGAGGAGGGGAATCGCGTCGACGTGCGAGTTACGGAGTACGTCGGGCCGACGCCAGAAACCGTGTTTACTTCTACTAGGGTGAGCGAAATTTGAAACCACGTGCCTGAGGATGCCTTCTGCCAGGCGATCGGTTCAGAATCGAAACGAACGGTAACAGCTGATGTGCCTCCGGACTCCAGCGGGAGGTTGAAAGTAAAAGGCTGGTAGCTGCCCTTCCGTAGCTCGTAGAAATCGCGGAGCGACTCGAGCTCGGCCAGCGTGAATTCGCCATCGATCTGGAACCTTCTGGCGCCGTCGCCCAAATAGAACCGCTGTTCTCGCTTCGTGTTGCCCGCGCCAAACTGATGCGTGACGATCTTGGGCTCTACGACCGTTGAGAAGCCGAAAGGCACGTCGAGCGGGAACGTTCCCGAAGGAGACACGCTCGGGACGTTGATGTTCCCAATCTGGTCAGGCACGGCTGCTGGATATTCGGAGGGTTTTAACTGACTTCGATTAGCGCGAGATCTGTCTCCGCGATCGATCCGGAAAGGAAGGCCGATTGCCACGGGCCATCGAATCGGACCGAGTATCTTCCGTCGAGAGCCGAGCCGGTGACGTCGTAGCTGAACTGCGGATCGGTCTCGAGCACGTCGTAGAAAATGAACTCATTCAGGCCGCCGGCGACAGAATTGAAGAACGAAAGCAGGGCCGTCTTCTGGGAAGACGTGAGCGGGAAAGTGAGCTTCCATTGCTTGCGCGAGGTGGTGGTGAGAGCGTTCGGCTGCGTCTCTCCGTTCGCGTAATCGTTCCGGTCGACCGCATATTGCTGCTGGCGCTGAAAGGCGCGGGCGAGCGTCCACGGCATCACCAGGGACGGATTTGCAGCGACGACGCTGCCGCCTCCCGAAGATCCAGGCATTTTCGTTTCAGGCAGTGATTCGATTTGGTTGAAGCGCGAGCACGGCGCTTTCGCGCCGGCCGGAAGAGGCGCGCTGACCGGAGACCGCGGCTTGCGAAACAGCGCGCGGATTGTTCTTCAAGGCCTCCGCCGCGCGGCCCTCAAGTACCGCTTTCGTCGCCGCCGGGTCGAGCTGCAGGGTGATTGCGGTAGCGCCAGCAATCACTGGCGCTGGTGATTGCACCGATCCGGCGCTCACGGCCGAGACCACGCCGTTTCCGATCGCTGAACCGCCGGTGAATGGCTGAGCCTGGCCATTGACGATGTTGGGGAGCCGCGTCAATTGGCCGCCCTGGTTCGCGAAAGTCACCGCCTGGACACGCGGGACGATGCCGGCAAAGTTTTGGCCGGTGCTCATGGCGTAGAGCTCGAGCAGCTCGCGAACCTGGGGCGACCGCACGCCGACGTCGATATTCCCCCCGAAATTCTGCTTGATGATCCCGAACAGCGGGTCTTTGGCGAACTTCTTGTCGATATCGATCTTGTAGATCTCTTTGACCTTCTTCTGAATCTTCTCCTCGGCGCTTTGGCGGAACAGCCCGAACAAGCCAGCTACGGCTCCCACTCCCGCCCCGATGAGTCCTCCGATCGGGCCTCCGAACTTCAGACCGATCGCCGCCCCGCCGGCGGTGGTTTGGAGCAGGCCGGAGACGCCGCCCTGCTGCAAGCCGTGGGCAAATAGCAGGCCTCCTCCGGCAAGCAGCGCGCCGCCCAGAGTTCCGCCGATGGCGTGGCTGCCCCCAAAGATGTTGCCGAGGAAGCTTCCGCTCTTTAACGGCGCTATCGACCCCAGACCGGGAATTCCCGCCGCCTGCGCCGCCGTATCGCCCCCGATTCCGACCGGCAGCGATGAGACGCCCGGAAGACCAATATTCCCCAGGCCGCTCAGGATTCCCTTCAAGCCAGAGAGGCTGTCCTTCAGTGAGCCAAGAATGCCCGCGTGCTGTGCGGTTTGAGCTGGGACGAACGGCGGAGTCGAAGGAACCCCCGGGAATGTTCCGCCGGTCACCGGGCCGCTGAAGCCAGGGGTCCCGCCTGGTCCGCCGAGAACACTCCCTGCTCCGAAGACCTGCGGTGCTCCCGTGAAGCTCTCTCCGGATCCGAAATTGATCGTCGACTGCACGACGCCTGCAGGAACAGAACTCGCCGCCTGGGTCGGCGCCGCGAGCGCGCCAAGACCTAGCGCAGCAGCCAGGGCGGCCGTGGCGCCGCCGATAGCGAACGGCAAGCCGGAGCCCGAGCGCGCGAATTGTATGGGGTTTGCCACCACCACCGGTACGGCTCCGCCCGCAAGCAGTACATCCCCGAGGTGATTGGGCTGATCCAGCTTGGTCTGGATCCGCAGCTGCTGGGATGGAGTGATAACCGGGGTAGCTCCGATGCCCAGCGCCTGCCGGATGCCCCCCAGAATTCCGCCGGTGTTCTCCGTTTGGAGCCTGACGCGTTGCCCTGTGAAGATCTGAGTCAGGCTCGCGGCGACGCGAGACGACACGGCGTCCTTGATGGCGGTCAGTAGAGCATTCTTGAGCGAGTCTCCGATGGCCTGGAAGATGTTCTTTGACTTGGTCAGCAACGCATCGAACACGCCTTCGGATTCCCGCTTGAAAGTGTCGAAAACCGAGCGCGTCTGGGACCTGATGGCTTCGAGCTGTGCTGCGGCCGCCCGCGTGGCGCTCGCCGCGATCGCAGCGTTCGCATCTTCGGCGATGCCCTGTCTCTGGATCTGGAACTGCTCCTCAATCTCCAGGCGCCGTTTCGCGGCCTCTTCGTCTGAAATCCCTTCTGCTCGGGCCTGTATATCGAGGAGATCCAGCTCACGTTTGAGGCGGCGATCGAGCGATTCCCGCTGGAGCGTTTCCGACAGGCGTAGAAACTGCGATTCAATCTCGAATTTGCGAGCTTCGACGCTCAGCTTGCCGCTCAGGGTCTGGGTGTCCACCAGTGCAAGCGCCTCGAGCTGGGAATCCCGGGCGTGCTCAAGCGCCCGCTGTTGGGCTTGCCCAATCGCCTCGATATTGTCGAATTGCAGGGACTTCGTGCGATCGGAGAATTCGCGATCGCGACGGATCCGCAGATTGTCCAGATCCTCGGCGCTCGCTGCCGAGGCGGCTGAAACCCGGTCGTTTACTCCTTTGATGGCCTGCTCGCGTTGGGCCTCGAGCTCCCGGATCCGTGCGCTGAACGTCTGTTTGTCTTCCGGCGCCGTCGCCAGATCGCGCTGCTTTTTCAGCTGCCCAATCTGAAGATCGAATTGGGCGGCGGCCTGGCGGCGGTCCAGTTCGGCGATCTTATTCAAAGTTTCAACGTGGAGCTGAAGGCGGGCGTTCTCGAGCTCCCGAAGAGAGATGGCGCCACTCGCCAGGCGCCTTTCGTTAAATCGCTCCTCGGCGGCCTCGCGCTCCCCAAGAGTGGCCCTCTCCCCGGCAGCCACGGATTCGGCGGTTTTCTGGCTGAGCTCGGCCAGCTCCTGCTGGGTTTTGCGCTGCTCGGCGCGGATTTTGGCCTGAGTCGACGCCTCGATGCTCGCGAGAATGTCGGGGGCTTGTTTTGCAAGGTCGATTCGTACGGTCTGGCCATGCTCGCTGAACGTGGAAATCTGGTCTATCTGCCGTTGCCGCTCGGCGAGTATTTTCGAAATTCCGCTGAGCTCCGCGGCGTCGGCCTCGAGCGCCGCGTCGCGCGCCTGCTTCTGGCGATCGGGCAGCTCTGAAAGGACTTTCGCCTTGAGCTTAAGCGCGTCGTCCTCGGAACGCAGAGCCTCGATCGTGCGGATCGTGGAAGCGACCACAGCGGAACTGGCGTCCTTCGGTAACTGATCCAGTTTCGCCTGGGCCTCGCGGAGGTCCTTGTCCTTGTCATCGATCTCGCGCTTCAAGGAATCGAGTGTGCTGCGCGCCTCAAATTGGGCTCGCAGAACCTGTGCTCGCCGCTGGTCCTCGAAATTAACCTCGGATTTGGACAGCGTCGCCACGGCCGCGGTGGCTGAGACTGCCTTTGGTTTTACGTCCGCGAGATCGGCTTTAATGTGCTGGATCGCCAGCGCGATTGGATTCAGAAACGGGTTCCCAATTGTGTTGTCGAACTCGTTCTTCAGAATTTCCGTGGGGCTCTTCCCGAGGATGTTTGTGGCCTCGATAACGAGCGGAATTACGATCGGCTCCAGGCGGCCGGCGAAGCGCGCCTTGAGCGCGTCCCAGGCCAAGCCGAGCTTGTCGATGGTGTCATCGGCCTTGCCCAGTCTGCGGACGAGATCCTCGTCGAGGGTCAGCCCCAGCCTTCTTGCTTCCTCCTCGAGCTCCCGGAAATTGCGGATCATCGGCAGCATCGATACCGCGCCCTTGCCGAACAGATTCTCCAGAACGCTAACCTTCTGGGCGTGGTCCGGAAGCTTGTCGATCCCGTCAGCGATCTGGCCGAAGAGCTGATAGAATCCCTTCAGATTCCCCTGAGAGTCGCGGGCGAACACTCCAATCGATTTGAGAGCATCTGCGCCCTGCTTGCCTTCGTTTCCGCCTTCGGCGAGCGCCGATGAAAGCTTCTTGACCGACGATTCCACGCTGCCGATGTCTACCGAGGTGATGCGGGCTACCGCCGACAGTGTCTGAGCTTCCGCAACCGTGGTACCCAGCCGCTCAGCCAGATTCAGGCTGGTTTCCGCTTTCTTTCCGGCGTCCGCGACGATGCCGAAAGCTTTTTCAGCGGCCGTCGCCAGCACCGCCAAGCCCGCGGCAGCCGCCAGGCCGCCGGCTGTGATTCCGCCGAAAACGCTCTGTAATAGATTGCGCGCGGATCCGAGCGGATCCTCCACGAATCCCCGAAGCCTGTCACCGAACCCCTTCAAGCCGGCCGCCTCGCCTAGTTTTTCCTCGGCCTCAATTGCGCTCTGAAACGCTCGTTGCACCCTGGCCACTTGTTCCGGAGAGGCCTTGGGTCCGAGATCCTCGAGCGCAAACTTGCGCTGCAGCCGGAGGCGATCCACCGCTCCGGCGTCGGACAGCGCCCTGCTTCGCTCGATCTGCCGCACTTGGCCTTCTATAGCGCGAGATTCCTGTTCGGCGAGTTTCGCCTCTCGCTGACGCTCTGCATTCGATCGAGAAAGCGCGACTTGAAAGGCGCTCGTTGCTCCCTCCGCAGCCCGCGAGGCACGTTGGGCACGCTCAAGCAGTGCGGTATTATCCGCCCGCTTCTGGGCGGCCGCCAGCTGGTCATACAGCTCGGTCGCTCGTCTCAGCCTTTCTTCGTCTCCGGCGAACCGCGGAAGAGCCGCGACCCGCTCCGAAGCAAGCCTTTCGGCGGGACTGCTGAATTGGGCAAGCCGCCTCTGCAGTGATGCCAGGCTACGCTCCATGCCGGACGCAGACCGGTCAGCGAAACGCACAACAGTCGCGCCGACGTCTTCGAAGGCCTTGGATGTGGACTGAGCCGCGCGCGCGCCGGTCTTTTCGAACTGCTCAAGCCTGGCGTTGGCCCGATCAGCTCCCTGAACTGCCGGGCGGTCGTCGACCGTCAGCTCAATCGTCTCGACCTGGTTCGGCATGGGTTATGCTGCTTTCGCGCTAACTGGGCTGTCCTGCGCCTGGATTTCTTGAGCGACTACGTTGCGGTCCGCCGGCGACACGCCAAATTGGCGAGCTCGCCGGTTGTTAAGAACCGCACGAAGATTCGTTAAGGCGTCGGTGAACCCGATCACGGCGCGGTTCGCGGAGGCACGAAGTACCTTCAGGCTTCGGAGGGTGCGGCCGGTCAAAGTCCAATTCCTGATTGCCGGAACGCCGCGGCGTTCCTTGAATCTGGCGTATCCGGGCCTGAGAGCTGGCGCCGGCGAATCGGCGACCGTCCCGCCGGCTCGGACCCGCGGGACGATTCCGCGGCTGATCAAAGCCTGACCGATTGCGACCATCTGCTGTGGACTGTAACCGGACACGTGGAACCGCGCGCGCGTGATTTTGATCTGAAAGGCCACTTTGTTTAGAAAGTTCCGAACTCCGCGGAATCGCGTTTTGACCTGAGCTCTTCCATCGAGTTATCCCTCTGCTGGCTGAGGGCGCGCATGCGATCGCGTTCTTCGTTGAGAATGGTTAGGCCGAGGAACTCCTCGGCCGTGACATCTGCCAGAGTGAGCGTGAACCCGAGCTTCAGGGCAATATCCAGCCTCCGAAGTCTTGACAGTAAAGATGTATCCTCGACAGGCTGGCCTTCGAGGAGGGCCCGGATGGTGCTGCGAATCGCCGGGCCCGACGCTATTCCGGGTCTTCGGCCTCGAGCTCCTGCACATAGGCGATGAGCTCAGCCAAGGCGGCAGCCTTGTGAACGATCGGGACAGCGCTCTCCTCCGCATAACCAGAGATTTCTGACTTCAGTCGGTCCCAGATCGCGCCAGACGGCTCGAGGTCGATCCGGTACTCCATGTGCCGCTTACCGGAGGCCAGCTTCGATGAAAGGCGCTCGTGCTCCGCTTTGTCCTGTTCCGTCGGCATCTTGAGCGTGTGCACGACTTCACCGCCGAACACTCTCAGCTCGATACGGAACAGATCCAGGCTTCTCTCGATCGAAATGAGAGAAGCCCTGGCCAGGCGGCCGACGATCTTGGAGGCCTCGTACTTGTCGAACTCGGGCGAGGCCTCCGGAGGCCGGAGCCCGTCGAGCAGCTCCTTGTCGAGCGACTCCTGACCGGGCGCGTCCTCCCATTCCGAGAGGCCACGGCCGGTCTGTCGCTTGATGCTCTTCTTTTTGCGTGCCAGCTCGCACCATTGCCTGTCCGAGGGGTAGTTGACCTCGCAAATCTTCTCGGTCCCTGAAAGGATCCGGACCTTGAACGGCTCGCGGGAATTGAACATTTTACGCGTCTTCTCCGATCTCGTCTTTGTCGGTGATGGCGGTGAGAACCATCGGTCCGAGGCTGTCGTTGAATTCGATCGCTGTCACCACCTTGGCAGCAACGAAGCCGTCGCCAGAGTCCTGCATGGAGAACTCTTTGTGAATCGTTTGCGGCAGCAAGATATCGGCGGTGTGGAAAGATCCGCCGCCGATCGCCGCGCCAACCAGTTGGATGTGGCTGGACCCGACCACCTGGCTTGTTAGGTCAGAAAGCTCTTGCGAATCTTGCTCCAGTTCGACGGTCCAGACCAGGGAAGCGGTGCGTTTCCCGAATCGCGCGCGCCCACCGATGTCGTAACCGCTCTGGGATCCAGATCCGGGGAACTTGCCCGCTTCCGGGTTGTACCCGTTATCGTAGGTGAACTCGAGATCCACAAAGCGGGCATTTGTGATGTAATCGACACCATTGATGTTGATCGCTGTGGCCGAGCCGGCGCCGAGTCGAGCCTCGTTTGAGCGCGCCGGGATCGTAACCCCTGAATTGTTCGAGAACTTGCCGCAGCCGGACCACCTCGACACTAGCGAGCTATTCTGAAGGCCAGACCCCTTGGTCAGCCGGAAGGTGAATCCGGTGCAGACCATGCCGATGATAGCCATGTCGAGCATTTCGCCTGCGGTCGCCTGACGGATGCCCGCAACGACAGTCGTGGCCGGCAGATTTACTCCGTCGGTCACGGGATCCATCGGAGTGGCCACGTACTGGAATCCGCTTCCCGCGGGAGTCTTCGTGGTTTTCCCCAGCGCGAAAGCGATCACCTGGGCGAAGTTTTGACTCGTCAGGAAGTAAGGCCACTCCCACGGCACGTCGAGCGAGGTCGGAAAGACCTGGCGCACCCATTCGTCGCCCTTGCCGAAGAAGTCCGAATCGTCTTCGGCTTTGAATTGAGGGAAGGGTGCGTTAAACGCGTTCAGGCCGAGATTCCACAGATCGATGGCCGCCAAGGCGGTCTGTAGCTGCGTTTTGGTCGTTCCGCTGGCGCCGGTGCCCGTCTGGCGGTGAAACCCGATGCCGATTTTAAGCTCTTGAATTCTTGCTGGCATATTTCTCCTTCCGGACTAAGGGGCGCCCGGCTCTTTCGTGTGGTCTGCTTTTGATCTGGTTTTTAGGCGACGAACGTCGTGTCGCTTGAACGACTTCTGAAAACTACGGATAAGTTCCAATAGCTGAGTGAAGATCCCTCGCCCACCTGAATGAACTGGCGCTCGAGCTCGGGGATCCCCATTGGCTCGTAATGCGCGTCGAGCTCCTGAAATGGCAGCGCCAGCGAATCTCCGGACGGCGCTTCATTCACGATTGCGGCGTAGACCGCCAAAGGATCGACGTCGCCACGAATGGCCATGGCCAAGCGCTGGGAGAACAATCCCATCTGCCTACCGGTCGAAATCCCGGCAACGTAAACGAGAAGTCTGGGTGGCTTCAGGTTGGCGATTGCTGCGAAGAGGTCACCATTCTCTTCCTCGATGTACTCCTCGATCGAACCGGTCGCGAAGAGCGATGTCAGTGAAGAGATCGCGGCGAGCTTTCCTGCAAGCTTGCCGCGAAGCGTATTTGTCATTTCGAATCTATGTGAGGAAAATCAATACTCCGCCGGCCTTATCCGTCTTCACGTCGTACACCCGGTACTGGTCGCCGTCCTTCGAATAGCGATCGTTCTTGGCTGGCAATCTGGATCCCGAAAAAACCGTGCGTGCGGTCCATAGGACCTTAACCGGTGCACCCGAAGTGTCGGGCGGAAGCGTTGCGGGATCCACTTCGATGACCGAGTGCTCGAGGTCGTCCAAATCGGAATCGGCTGGCTGAAACGTAGCTGGATCCCCGAACACGGCGAGCTCGGCGTTCCTGAGCGGAGAAAAATCAAACCCCATAGGCGACGGCGTCCAAGCCGATCCAACTTCGCAGGCCTTCGCCAGACGGATCCGCCTTCCATCGCGAGCCAGATGACCGGTGGCCGACTCCAATGCCTGGCCGCCCGGGCATGCCCTTGATGCCGACGGATCCGGAGCCCACTTCCAGCCGGCCTTTCTTTCCGAATTTCTGCCAAAGAAGCAGGTCGAGGAATTTCGATTCGGCTTGGCACGCTGACAGAAGCGCCGGTACCATGTCACCTCGAATTCCGGTTTGGCAAAGGCTCGCGTGATGCGCGTTGCCAACCTCGAAGTACCGTCTCTCCGGAACGTGGTAGTATCTGGCCGGAATCTCCCCGGCCAGCGGAACCCCATCCAGGCGAGCGCTCATGTCGGCCAGATAGGTTGGTCCGTACCAGTCGTCATCCTCAATGAAAATGATCTTGTCGCCGCGCGCCATGGTCAACGCCGCGGCCAGGTTCCGCGCCAGCGTCAGTGTGCCAGGCTCCCACCGGGGCTGCGGTCGGAGGATGATCTGGCCTCGATTCGCGGGCGTAGCTGGATCACAATCGTCGACGACGATCCACTGCATGTCGGCGTCGAGCGTCTGGCGCGACATCCACCGCTCGCATAATGCGAAGGCCTCCGGACGGCCGCCGGTGCATGTAATCAGCGTGATCATCTGCTTGACTTTTCTCGAAAAAGAGCCATCGCGCGCTCCTGCATGGCCGGTATGGCTTCTGATCCGTACACTTCCTTGAACGTCGACCGGTGATGATGCGGGATCACCAGGCTGCGGACCAGAGCCAGTCTCATGCCTGCACGCTGGGCCAGCCAGCAAAAATGATCGTCATCCCCAAGACCTGGTCCGAAATCCTCGTCCAGTGCTCCCAGCTGCTCGAAAACTTCGCGCCGGAACATGGTGCAGAAGAAAGCCAACATCGCCCGGCTGTGCAGGAACTCCCAGCCCGGGCCAGCATGAGTTCGTCCCTGCCAGCTCCCGGCGGCGGTGGTCCTGGGCCCGCTGAGCGCAGCGCCGGCGTCAAGCGGCGCTCTTAGGGCCTCGAGCCAGCCGGGGACGGCTTCGGCGTCGTTGTTCAGCAGAACCACATACGGGGCTCGGGCCATGGCGATGCCCTGATTTACCGCCCTCACGAACCCCACGTTTTTCGTATTCCGCAAGACTGTGGCGGTTCGGTGCTGGCGAAGCTCCGGGTAGATGCGGGGAAATTCCGGAGAACCGTTGTCAACGAATATCAGCCGGTAGTCGGCCGAGTAGTCCCGAACCGTTTCGAGGCATCGCTTGCAGAGCTCGGTGAGACGCCCTTTCCCGTAATGGGGGACGACGATGTCGTAGGTCACAGCTCAGACGAAATCCTTCACGAAACCGAATTCCTGGCCTTTCATGGACAGGATTTGCTCGGTGATGAACTCGAGCTCGTTCAGGTTGTGGCCGCCCAGGTGACCGACATGCCCGTGTATCTGCACGTTCTCTCCCCGGCCGAGCACGTAATTTCTCAACCCTGCGGGCCGGCGGCCGTCGTTGTACTCCTGGTCGGCGACCCACCAGTCCCGCTCGAGGAGCGCCTGGTACATGCCATCGCTAATCTGCCATCCAGGTGCTTTGAAACCCCTGGTGAGACCGAGTGGTTCGACCCAGTCGAGATAGCGGACAGACCGGTCATAAGTCCATCCCTGACATTCCCGCGAGGTTTCGTGCATTTCCCCGTGCGGGACCAGGTCGATCCAATCCAGGCTGGCGATCGCGCTCAGGTATGCCGGAGAGCAGCGGCCTACGATCGTGAACAGCGTGACCTTGAACCCGGGAATCTGCCTGCGCAGCAAGCAGAGTTCATGAAGCCGGCTATTCCCTTCGCAGAAATCATCGAGATCCAGGAGGACCATCCCTCAGAAGCCCTTCCGGCAGAACGTGAAATCGTAATTGCCGACGCGTTTGTACTGGGTCGGTCCGTGTTTTGCTGAAAACGCGGCGAGCTCGGCCGGCGTGAACTCCCAGAGATGTTCCGGGTACTCGAGATCCTTGCCGTCCTCGCAGTGAGGATCGACCGTACCTACCACGATCCAGCCGCCCGGCTTGGTTGCCCGGGCGAGCTCGTCGACCAGGGCCTGGGGATGCTCCATGTGTTCGATCAGCTCACCGGCGCCGACCATATCGAACGAACCAGAAGCGTACGGCAGGCCCTCACGGATGTCGGCGTGGGCAAGGATCAGCCCGGGACACCGTTCCCCGAGTGTCTGAAGAGCATAAGGCGAGAAGTCCACGGCATGCGCGATCGCGCGAGGGCGGCGCAACGTCATCAGGTATTCGGCCCATCCGAACAAACCGCAGCCGACGTCCAGTACCAGATCTCCTTCCCGGACTTTCTCGACGAAGGCCTCCATCCGGACCCGGTCGAAACGGTGAAAGTCCGGCGTCGACCAGATCTGATCGAAGTACGCGGGAGTGTTCAGGTTTTCCTGATGGATTCTCAGCATCTCGCTGCCTCGCCATCCTGATTCGGCCGCGCAGGTCTCCATTGGTCCTGGCGCGCCCGCTTGAGCCAGACCGCCTCGTCCGCGGCAAAGTCGGCGGAATATTCGGGATAATCCTCGAACTTCTGCTGCCCTAAGTGAACGATCACGGGCTCGCTGAGGTACCCGACTTCGTATCCCAGCCGCCGGATCCGTTTCGATATGGCCCAGTCGCCCTGGCCGCTCTTGCCGTAAACCGGGAACCCTCCGACCCGGCGCACAACGTCCGCATCCATTACCGTCCCGGCAACCATGGCGCAACTGGTGGTCATGATCTCGATCCCTGTGCGAGATTCGCGGAAATAGTGAATTCCGGCACCGCCGTTGAGGCCCTCAGGCTGGGTGTGGCGGGCGATCACTTGTTCGGTCGGGCACGCCATCATGGCGTATTTCAGTCCGTTCGCGTTAAGAGCCCTGTACTGCTCAGTTGCCAGGCCCGACCAGCCCTTGGGGAACAGGTAGTCGTCGCTGCCAATGATGAACTGAGACTGAGTCACGAAACGTTCGATGCCGGCGTTCTTCAAAACGTCCGCGCCCGGGTTGCCCTCTAGAAATATCCAGCCATCCGCCAGGCGCTCGATAATCGAGCGTGTCTGCTGGTCGGATCCGCCGTCAACGACATACAACTCGATATCGTCCTGGCGCATCGAGTCCAGGCAAGGCTCCAGATACTTCGGGCGCTGGTAGCTCGTGACTATGCACTGCGGCCGGCTCATACGATTTCGAGTTCCTCGACACCACAGCGAGCTGTGGGCTGTTCCATAACCATGGCCTGGATCGCGAACATCGTCGCGTGTGCGCTCAGAACCGGCGGCACAACGCCGTCCCGGGACGCAAACCAAAAGCCGCCGGACTTGACGTCCTGGTGCAGCAGGTAGCCGGATGCCGCGGCCTTGGACCTGAGCAGGCGCTCGACTCGAACGCGCTGTGCCAATGCATCGGTACGACACAGCTTGTAATTCGCCCAGGGCCGGATTTCACCGGCAATTTCGAGCGCACGGTCCGGTTCGCCTCCCTGTGCCAGGGCTTCGCTGAAATAAGACGCGGGATGGAGCCTGTCGCCGGCTTCATAGAAGTCCGTCGGAGCCTCAACCTCAGAGGATAGATAGCGCTGGAGCAACTCGCTCCAGGCCGGATCCCCGAAGTATCTCCAGATCAGCGCTGCCTTGAGCTGATACGGACCCGCTGAGCGGGACCACCAGGTCGATTCCGAATCGTGTGGCTCCCCATTTCGATCATGGATGGGTCGGTACGAGCCGGCAGGCCCCCGGAAATGCTTCATGTACTCAGCCAGCTTTCGCGCGATCGCCTCGTAAAGCGAAGAGCCGGCCGCCCTGGCGCATAGCGCCAAAGCCCTAGCAACGATCCCGGTGTCGAAGAAATACGTGAGATCGGCGCCAGGCTCGAAGGTAAGGAAAGTGGTCTGTGAAGACCAGAGCCGCACAATCCAATCCGCGTGCAGTTCCGCTCGGCTGATGAACTCCTTTTCTCCTGTGACCAGGCCCAGCCAGGCGAACAGGTGGGCGGCATATCCCGTAATTTCCGTCGAGACGGGTCCTTTGGCTTCGGAGACGACGTCCAGGTTGCGGTGCACTCCTCCATCGGCTTCTATCACGTGATCCAGCCATTTGATGGCCTTCTCCGCGCGAGCTGAAATCGAGACTTTCGCCTTTTCGGTCTTCATCGGGACACGGTCTTTTCCTCTTGCCACTTGCGTTCGAAATACGCGGGATAGTCGAGCGCCTGCTGGTCGGTGCCGCGGTAGTGCTCGACGATCAGCCCCTCCACGTAGCCGACTTCGCCGCCGTTGTCCTTGAACCAGTGGCAGAAGTGATCATCCTGGCCGCTGGCGAGCGGCAGCTCTGTGGGGTAACGGTAGCGGCGATACACGTCCGCAGGAACACAGTGAAAGAGTCCGCCGACGATCGCCGTCAATCCGATGCGGCGGCCGGCGAGCTGGGTCATTCGACCGCGCGATGGCTGTCGATTTATGCCCTCGACGCGGGGGCTCAGCACGAACCGCGAAGCAAAAGGGCCGATCGATTCGAAGATCTCGGCCATCTGCCCCAGCACGTTCTCCGATTTCACGAAGCAATCGTTATCGAACTTGACAACGAGATCGTACGGCGAGCCTATCTTCCGGATATGCTCGAGAGCGGTATTCGAACCCGCCGAGATCCCCTCGTTCGCTGGATTAAGAGTGAGTCCCTTTAGCCGGCGCGCTCTGAGCTCATCGGAGAGCCAATCTGCCGTGCCGTCCTGGGATCCGTTGTCCACCACGAAATGGTCAAACGATATTCCAGCCTTCTCGCGAAGTTCCGAAAAACAGGCTTTCGTGTAAGCCAGGCGATCACGGGTAAGTGTGTAGACCGCGATTTTCATGCAATACCGTGTTTCCGCGCCACGATCATGCGGGCTTCCTCCCAGCTGACGGGTCCATCAAGCGTGATCCCAGGCTTCTCGACGGTCGAAAAGATAACTCCGCCGCAGTACACGCCCCGATGCCCCCGCTCCGTCATCGTGAGCCACAGATCCCAGTCCTGAAGTCGAGCGACGGACTCATCAAAGCCAGGAAAGTCCGCTCGCTTGACCAGGCTCATCGTGGAAATGTAATTCCCTCTCCGGAGGCGCCGGGCGTCAAACGGCAGGTCGCATTGGATCCGACCTCCCATTTCGTAGGCACCGTAGGCCCAGCTGGCAGCCTGGTCGGCGGCGAGCGCACCGGTCAATCGCTCAAGGGCGTCGTGCGACCAGGAGACGTCGTCGTCCGAGAACAGCAAGAGGTCTCCCGTTGCCAGTTCGGCACCGCGATTCCTGGCCCAATTTGCGCCCCGCAGCTCCTCGTCCCAGGAAACGATGATTTCGAAATCCTGCATCGTTTGGGCTGCAAGCGAGACGAGTGTCGTACGCGCAGATCCGCCGCGGCGGACCGGGATGACCACCGAAATCATGTACCGTCGTCGCTCCAGTGGGGCGGGTCTTTAATCAGCTTCCGGACGCCGAAGCTGGCTCCCCGCGCGTAGAGCTCCTGCTCGGTTCCCTTCCATCCGGTAATCCGCATGTCGATCGCCCGGCCCTGAATGTGCCGCGACGTCAAAGCCGGACGGTAGGCTATCCCGTATCCGGCGACCATCTCCAGGGCTCCCGGCCTGGTCCATTCGATCGAAATACCTGATCGAGTAGGGACTTTCGCCGGGTCATATCCCTCTCGGCCAATTCTCCAGGCCCAGTGCATGAGCCAGGCTCTCTCTTCCGGCCGGCGCGTAGCCGCGATCAGCACCGTGGCGCCGGAGGACTTAAGATCAGCCAGGAACCCAGAGCAATTCGATCTGAACGGTTCGATCAAATCCTCGACGCGGCGGCTCGTCGGGTACAGCGCGCACCAGGTCTTGCCGGCTAACACGGCTACAGCGTTTCTTCCAGGCGCACTCTCGGCCAGCAATCAAGCGCTGAATCGGGCGTGGCGTTAAGCACTTCGACTCCGGCCCGCGCGAGCGGTTCTACCAGCCTGCGCATCGAGGGCAGAAAGCAAGTCCTGAGCCGATGCTCGAAGTGATCCCGTCTCTGGCCGGAGTGCCCGTGGTGCCAATGGGTTCCGTCGCCCGGAATTGCTTCCTCGAGGGGAAGCGACCGCATGTCATAGCCCAAGAGAACGATCCTCTTGGCGCCAAACAGGAAGGCCAGCCCGATCGCCTGATACCCTCCGTGACCGCCGTGTACCAGCGCGGAAGGATCCTCTGAGACTCCGCTCTCGCGCATCGACTGGCGAAGGCGCTTGACCGCCGGATCGTGAACCAAGGCAGCGACGGTGGTGATCCAGCGTCCAGTAAATCCCGCTTTCACCCGCTCACCGTGCCCCAAACCATTCGGATCCCACCAGCGGCGATCGCAAAAGTGCAGGACGTCACAATCTGGTTTAAGCTCCCAGGAATTATTGATCGCGATCACCCGGCGGCCGGCCAGCGGGCTCGAGTCGAAACCGCGCAGGCTTGGTCCGCCGGCCAGGACAAATATGGTCTCCCCAGGCCACTCCCTCGGAACCGTCCAATACGTCACGGTTCTGAGAAGTTGAGCAGTATGTAGAGAGTTCCGCTGGACCCCGATGTGAGCTCCACGGTGAACTGGCTTGGCGTTCCTGTCCAGTGCAGGTAGAGGCCGCCCCCGTGGGTCCTGTCTGCGCCGGCGCTGATCGTCGGGAAGGATATCGACGTCGCCCCGGTCACCGTGCCGTCCAAGGTAGCTGACGAGGTGGCCGACGGCGAACGATCGTCAAGATTTACGATCGTGCCCGCTGTGCCCCCCGAGACCGAGCCTCCCTTGCTGATTACCGGGCTGCACGCGACGGAGCAGCAAAAGTAGACTCCATCGAGCTTCAGATCCCGGCCGCCAGCAGTAGGTTGGCGGATGGTGATCCTGTTGGTCTGTCCGGTGACAGAGCGGGAGACGAAATAGGTGTACTTCGTCTCCTGAGCCCACACTGGCGCCAGAAGCGCCAGCAGTGCGACAACGAGCGACCGGCTAGCTGACCGACGTCCCATTCAGGCGCACCCGGACCGTCGAATCGCCGACAGCAGCAGCTTTCACGGCCACGCCGATCAAATAGCTGTTGGCCGAATCGGTGTCCGCCACTTCTTTGGCGCTGTCATCCCAATAGCACTTGTCGCCTTGAGCGAAGTCGACCCCGGCGGCCTTCGTTAAATCGAAGACCCCCTCTATCGCGAACTCTCCCTCGGAGCCGCTGGTGACATCGTTCTCCGCCACGCCGAAGATGGACCCCACCAACGCACCCTGGTTGGCGGTTCGGGTGTACGGCGCCGTCAAAGTGACGACCCTGCCGTTTTGCACAAAATTCGTCATTTGCTTTCCTCCACAAAAATTGAAGGAGACGGCCGCGTTAGCGTGTGCCGCGCGGCCTCCTCCCGGTTTCGAACTACGCCTGAACCGCCTTAGGCTCCGGCGTTCTTTTGCAGACCGCGGTAGTCGATCGCCGCGGCGGCAAAATCCAGCCGGCCCTTGATTTCCACTCCGTCCACTTCGAAGCCGTTTCGGGTCTCGACGTAGACGCCTTCCTGACCCTCCAGATAGCAGTACTCGATGGTGTCGATGGTCGCCGGATCCGCCGCCAGATACCAGGCTGTGGCGCTGCTATCGTCCAGAATCGGCTCGACGATCTTGGTCAGGTTACGCACGAGATCCGGCGGAACGATGTCTGTGGGGGCCGGAGCAGCCAGAAGCTGCAGCGAGTTGTAGAGCTGATCGAAGGCTGTCTCGAGCGCCGCAGGCAGCAGAATGTAACGCGCGGAGAGGTTCAGTTTTTGCCCCTTGGGCGCGGTCTGCTTGCGCAGCGCCGTGCGGGCGGCGGAGAGTCCGTCGAGATCCAACACGCTGGTCCCGCCGGAATTCAGGTTCGAGTGGTTCGCATGGAACAGAGCCACCGTGTCCGCCATCGCCCGATTCGCGGTGATCACAGCCCACACGGTCTCGTTCTCCAGGCGCGCGGCCGAGGTCCCGATCCCCTGGGTGATCCGGTCGAAAGCGCGGAGGTCGTCGTTGATGACCAGCTGGCGGGTCATGCGGAAAATCCCGCCGTAGGTGGCCAGCCGGTAGCTTTCCTTGCCGTCCGACGCGGTGAATGTCTTGAACTCACCGTTCTCGTTTACTTTCTGGAAAGACGAAACGTCGCTCAACTGGACCGGATTCACGGTCTTGAAGTCAGGCGACGTAGCCTGGCGGCAGAACGGAACGAACGTCCGGGGAGCCGCCTCGTACGCCATCCGCAGCCGCTTGTTGGCGACGTCGGCCGTGATTGCCGGGAAATCCGAGGTCCCCGACAGGCCGGCGAAATACTGTTCGGCTCCATTGCGGCCGAACAGCGCCGCGCGGGCGATTTCGTCGCGGTTCATCCCCCGAACCTTGACGCCGGCAAGGGACAGCGATTCGCGCGCGAAGTCCAGCAGCGTGAAGCCGGCATACTCGTTAGCGCCCTTGAGCTGATGTTGGCGCGGGCTGATCCGATGGAGCAGAGCCTCCGTCATTGCGGCGCGGCCTTTGTCGCGGGCATCCGCACCGGCAGCCACGTGCGCGGTGGTTTCGGGCTGCTTACCCTGGTCTTCGCGCATCTTGTTCAGGATCTTTTCCCGGGCCTGGTCGATGCTCGCCCCGGACTCGACGAGCTGCTTGGCAAAATCCGCCCCAAGTTTCGCCGTGGCGACGAGATCTTCGATCGTCTTTGCCCGCAGGCGCTCTTCCTGGCGCCCCTCGGCCTTGAGCGTCGCTTCGTCCTTCTGGTTTGCCGCCGGAGCGGGCATGGGAGCTGGGCTCCCGAGTTTTTCTAGATCGGCGATCGTCAACGAGAGGTCTTCGGCTTCCGCCCTGAGCTGCTCGTATTCGGTTTTCTCGGTCTCCGTCAGATCCCGCTTGGCCGCTGTCGCGGTAGCATGGATCGCTTCCATACGGTCCACCGCCTTCTTTTTCATTTGCCGAAGGCGTTCGATTCGGTTCATTTCACTTCCTCCATGTACTTTGGAAAAATGCCCGGCCGCCTTCGCGGGCGGGGTTACTGCCCTAACGCAACTTCAAAATGTCCAATTCCCGTTTGCGAGCGGCCGCCAGGTCGATCTGCTCACTGGGAGAGATCGGGCGACGTCCTTTCGCCGAGAGGAATGCCGTATCCGCGTCCGCCGGCACGGGAACGAGCGAGACCTCGAAGGGCTCCCAATCGTTCGCAAGAAAACTCTTGCGGCGCGCATCCTTTGCAGTGGTTTCGATCTTGTTATAGATCCAGGCGCCGAAACTGAGATTGCGAAGGATGCCGGCGCGAACATCCTCCCAGATCGGAGTCACGTCGTCGCGTTTCGAGAACTGAACCGTGGCTCTGGCCACGCCGGCGTCCACCCAGGCCTTAAGAACGACGCCGATCTGGTTCAGGATTCCGAAGTCGTTGTGGTCGTCAAGGAGAGCCGCGCCCGAATTCAGACGATCAAGTCTGACGTCGGCGGGCTTGAGACTCAGCGTAAGATCGTAGCCGTCTCCACTCCAGAAATCCGCGCGCGGAACGGCTTTGCCGGTATACCACACGACGTCGACGATGCGATCGCTCTCGTTCACCGTTTGCGGAGCAAACGGAGCGGCGAAACGCTCAACGGCATGCCCGGCTTCTGCCGATGCCTTCAGAGGCGGCGCCTCCTTACCAGCGTCCTTCAGGTGCGCGGCCAGGTGGTCGTAAACGCCCTGGATGTCCTCCTTGGGGATCGTCGTTCCGCCGCGGCCGCCATTAAGGACGCCGATCGCGTTTGAGCACGCGGTCAGATTCGCGCTGCCGACGGTTCCGTCGGCGCTCACCATGTGGTGAATAAAATCGAAATCGCTCTTGTTTTTCCCGTCTGTCTCGGGAAGCCGTTCAGCGTAAGCTTCCTCGTAATAGGCAGGATCCTGGTCGACTTTCAGGTTTCTTTTCTGGACGGACGCGTCCCAGGAAGTGTCGGTTGTATGCGTGTGATGAACTTTAATGGCTGGCATCTAATAGGTGCCCTTTCTCGGCGGCCAGGGCCACGGTCTGGCCCACGCCGGCAGCGGTTACCTTCCTGGGGTCGCCATCACTGATCAGCCCGAGCTCGTCGAGTGTCTTGTTCGTCTCGGCGATTTCCTCGAGCTGGCTGGCGGGATCATACCCGTGCTCTGCGATGGCTTCTGGGAGGGTTAGAGTCAGGTTGCGCAGACGCTGACGTTCAGCCAGAGCGTCTTTGAGCGGATCCACGGACTCGAGCTTGGGCGCCGTCCAGCGGACGCCGTAGTTCGGCTCAGGAATCACGCCGGCCAAGTAGGCCATGTCGATAAACTTGCGCCAGACCGGCAGCAAAAACATCGGGATCAGGCACAACCAGCGATACTGCTCGACCACTGTGTTGAATCCGAGGCGTGCTCCGCGGAAGCTGCTGTAGTTTACGTTCGAAAAGTCTCCGCTGAGCTGCTCGTAAGTCGGGCCGAGGCCGGCGGCGATCGCCTGGAGCTGGGGCGTTCGGAAATCGCGATACCCGCCGGTAGCCTGGGGGCTGTTGAAGGTGGCCTTCTCGCCCGGCGACAGGCGCTCGATCATGCCGGGCTCGAATGATTCGACTTTCCTGCCGGAAGAATCTGTTTTTGGTTTTCCAAGTCCTGCCGCATCGGCGCCCTCTGGCGATTCGATGAAGGCCACGACGCAGGCTTCGATCTTTTTTCGAATGAGCTCGGCGTCCTCATATTCATCGAGGTCGCGCAGCTTCATGATCACAGGCGCAAACCAGCTCGCCCCGCGAACCTGCCCTGGACGGTCTTTCTTGTACACATGGAGCACGTCTGTTGCGGGCACGGGCTGACTCAACAGTCGCGGCGAGATGGGCAGCACCGATCCCGGATGCGTGGTCCATAGCCAATAGGCCTTCCGCTGACCGCTCTTGTCGAATTCGACGCCTTGGAGGATGTAGCCCCCGGTCTCGGTCTGGATCGTGCGGGTGTGGTCCAGGAAATCCGACTCGAGTACCTGCAGCTGTAGCGGAACTCGGATCTCCGAGGACGGTCGGGAAATCTTAAAGCGAACCAGCGCCTCGCCGCTCTCCGGGACAGCCTTCACGACCTGCCATTGCACGCCGTAGAAATCCAGCTGACCGTCAGCATCGCAGCGCTCCGCCCACCGGCTGAACTCGCCATCGATGAGCTTGTCGAGATTCTTGTCGCCCGTATCGGCCCGCGGAATGATGCCCGTCCCTATCTGCGCGCCGGCCAGCTCCATGACGCCCCTGGCCGCGTGCGGATTGTTGCGGACCAGGTCGCGCGCGCGATCGCGCAGCGAACTCAGCCCGGAGCCGATTTCGGAGTTGGCATCGGATCCGCGCGTGGTCCAGCCAGAGGTCCGGCGGCCAGATTTGGCTCCCTCGTAGGCGAATCGCTCGACGGCCTGAAGGGCCAGCCGGGCGCGCGCACGGCGTAGGCCGGCCTGCGGCGCCAGCCAAGCCACGCTCCGGTCGATCCAGTTCAATGGGTTAGCCTTTGGAGAATTCGCCTAGGGAATAACGATCTTTTGTCGTGCCGGCGGCAATCTGTATCTGGCCTTCGATGAAATCCCGCAGCTTCTTCCACTCGTCGAAGCTTTGGAACTCCACTTCCTCGTCCTTGAACCGAACCCGTCGCTTTCCACCGGCTGCCACCACGGCCGCATCCATCGCATCAAGGTCAGATTGTGAAAAGGCCATGGTTTTCTAACGGCGAAGCCAGTTGCGCGTTCTGCTGCCCAGCCAACCCCCTGTCTCCGGCTCCGCGTCAAGCCGTTCGGAAGGCTCGGGTTCAGACTCCGGCTCAGCAACGGCCGGAGCCACGGCTTCCTCGAAACTGGCCCACTGAGCCTCGTTAAACCTGTCACCGCCGACGATTGCATAGCATGCGCGGTTGTAAACTTTAAGGTCCAAGGGCTCGTTGCGGCGGCCGGGCACCTTCTGCCAGGAGACGTCTCCGCTGGCTTTCAGCACCCGCTTCTCTGAGCACAGCCCTTCGAAATACTGGCTGCCATAGGCCTGCGGAAAATGGTGACACCGAGGAGAGGCGGATCCGTCAGGCCTCGGGCGGGAATCTCTGAGATCGTCGTAAAGTTCCTGCTTGCACCGGTGCGTCCCGATGCTCACGATTCGAACATTCTGCCGTTTCCTTGCCGCGTCCTCTTTGGAGATCTTGGAGATGACCCGGATCTCGTCCTTGACGCCCTTGAGCGGGACAACGGTACGCGGCGCCGCCACTTTCAACCCGGCAGCGGAATATACAGGCTGAGCGTGACGTTTGGCGAACTCATAAACCGGCTGTGGCCTCGAACCTGTATCAATCCCCATTGCCAGAATGGGGAGGCTCTGGCCGCTCTCGTGCTGCCATTCGCGCTGAAGCACCTCGCGATCGAGCTTTTCCCAGAGCTCGGGGCTCGTTACCGGAAGCGCCTGGCCGTTTGACGCCGTAGCCTGTACGGCTCCGTAGGCAATGGACCAGTTCTCCCGGTTTCTGCCCCAGGCGACGACCTCGTACTCGAGCCGAGGAGGGTTTTCCTGAACGTCGACGGCGCAGGTAAGGAAAAGACCGCGCGTTGGCACAACGGCCTGATCATTTGCTGGGTACTCTTCTCTCCGGCCCAGCAGAATCTCGTCATCTGGGGTATCGCCCTGCTCTTCCCAGAGCTCGGCCAGCGTCGTGTTGACGAAAACTTTGTATCGCTGCCGGTCTTCCTTCCGGTCGAGGTAGTCAGCGACCATTGCCGCCATTCGCTTCCAGGGCGAATAGAGATGCGAGATCCAGAATCCGGCCGTGCCGCGAAAAGGGCCTTCCGGGCGCCATTCCGTTCGCTCGCAAGCGGCCCAGCGTTCCTCGTCTGCCCAGACGGCCCCACAGGCTGCGCATTTGTAGCCGACAGGATCGAAAACGACCTGGCTCCATTTGAGGACCTGGAACTCTCCGCATTTGGGACACGGGATCCATGGCCGGCGCCGGTCACTCGCCTCATAAGCCTTGCCGATGCGGCTTCGCCCGAGGCCGGTCGGGGAACAGGCCAGCACCCGTTTACGGCGCGCACCGAAAGTTACTGTCCGTTCCCAGGCTAGGTCGATCGGATCGCCTTCGGCGCCTGCGCTGGCCGGGTACTTGTCGATCTCGTCGCACAGGAGGTACCGGATCGATCTCCGGGCCAGATTGCCGGGCGCGATTGCTCCGACCAAGGCCAACGTGCCGCCAGGGAAGGTTTTTTCCTGGATCGTGTTTGAACTGGACCGCCCCTTCGATTCCGCGACGACGCTCAGAGAGGGATTGTCCCGGATCATGGGCGCCAGGCGTTCTTTAGAGAACGATTTGGCGTCGGCGTCCTTGGGCTCGAGGATAAGCGTCGGCCCTGGCTGCTGGCTGATGGAGTAGGCGAGGGCTGCCTGGATCAACAGAGTCTTGAGCATCTGCGTCGAACACATCAGCACGGTCGTTTCTACGCGCGGATCCGTGAAGCTATCGAGTGGCTCCTTCTGCCAGCCGTACAGCTTTATTGGACCGATGCTGGCGGAGTATTCCGAGGACAGAATCAAATTCTGCTCGGCCCACTGCGACAGCGGCAGCCGTTCCGGCGGAAGCCAGAGGCTAGCCCACGTACTGAGCGAGGTCTCGGAGAGCGCCGCGTATTTCGTGGCCGGTGCGCTCATCGCATTCGATTGCGAGCAAGCGATCGCGCGCCCGAATGATCATTCCGGAAATGAATGCGTTTACCTCGCCGATCGGAACCAACTCGCCCTTCTTACGCGCCAGGTCTAACTCATCCTTCTCAAGCTTTACGGCTTCGCGGCGCCGGCAGAGCTCGTTGTAGGTGTCATCCGGACTGAGCGGCTTCTTGTGCTGCTGCGCGCGGGCCGATTTCTGTTTCTTCGGATTGCTGTTGGCTGCCAGCTCTCGCCGACAGGCTTCCAGGTCGAATTTGCCATCCTCACGCCGCTTAATCCTGCCCGACTCGACCGCCTTCAGCAGCGCGACGTGGCTGATTTTGAGTTTGCTAGCCGCTGCCCGGAGTCCGAGAGGCGCGTGCTTGTTCGAAGCCACCGGTCGCTTAGAAAGCCTGCGCGGAAGGAATGCCCTCTTCCAGGAGGACTGCTCGCATTCGCTTGAGCGCTATTTGGTGCATCTGCGAGACCCGGCTTTCATTGACGCCTAGAACATCCCCGACCTGGCGCATCGTGAGCTCACGAAAGTGATAGAGAGAAATGACTCTGCGATACCGTTCTGGAAGCGTGTTCAACGCCTTGTCCAGGAATCCCCGAAGTTCGTTTTGAGAGGCCACGGAGTCGGGCCTGGTCGCGCCAGGCGCCGCAAAATCGGAAGGCGGAAGGTCGTCCCCGTCGCCGCCAGTGCGGAAAGATGCGGAGACCAGACCGTGCTCGAGCATACTCGCCTTGATTCTCTGGCCGAGCTTTTCCACATCGATCCCTAACTCCCCCGCGAGTTCGGCCAGGTCCGGTTCGCGCTGGAGGCGGTTGGCGAGGTCGTTGTATACCGAGGCCAGTTCTTTCTGCTGGCGCCGCATGTCCCGGCTCGCCCAATCCAGGTCCCTGAGGTAGTCAAGAATCGCCCCACGGATCCGGAACTTCGCAAAGCTGGAGAACTTCACGCCGCGATCGGGCGAATACCTGTCCGCGGCATCCAGTAGGCCGAGTAGACCGGCTTGGCGCAAGTCATCGAAATCCACGTGGACGGGAAGCGTTTCCGAGATCTGATTCGCGATGGATGTCGCCAGCCAGAGGTGTTCTTCGGCCAGGCGATTTCGCTTTCTGACTTTTGATTGCACGGAAGGCTCAATATCGGTTCAGTGGTAACTCGAAAACGCGTTCGGCGACTAGCGCGAACGAGCAAGGCTTCGCCCCGCTCATGGGGACCCTCCCCGGAAGGACCCGCAGCCCACGGATCATCTTGCTCGAAGCTCCTTCCTTTCGAAATGGCGCTCGACCCATTCCCGGAGTTCGTTCGCGTCTTTCAGCCGAGCTTCGGCGATCTGAGTCTTGACGTCGCTCACCGCAGCTTTGATGACCAGCATCATGATGAAATTGGCGCCGCCGGCGACGGTCGCTACGATCGCCGTGACGTGCGCTGCATTCGAGAAGTCCATATCGCCCCTAGGAAACGGCCAGATCTTCGTCTGTATTTTTGAGCGGATCGAGGCTGAACTGATGCTCGCCGTCGTGCTGATACGCCAGCACGGACGGCCCGCGGTGAACGTCCACGACGTTGCACGGAACGGTTCCGTCCTGGATCCCAATCGGGCGACTGTCTTCCGCGTGCTGGCGAAGCTTTATCGCCACGTTCTTTTTGTGAATCTTTACTGTCCCGGGAGCGATCCCGAGCTGGTGGGCGATTTCAGCGATGGTTCGTCCCTGTTCCACGAGCTCGTGGACCTGCTTTTCGCGAGGAGTTAAAGGAGGCATGTCAGTATCCGGCGAGCTTCATTTCCTGGTCGAACTCGCGCCAGGCCTTTCGCGCAGCGTTGAGCCTGCCCAGGTCCTGCGCATCGGTCTTGTCCAGGTGCTTTGGATCGCTGATGGGGTGCTCGAACGCCCAATTGTTCATCTTCGAAATGAAGGCGGGATACAGAACGGTCTCCGCGTACCGGTGGTGATCCGCCTGATCTGAAGGACGCCCTGCGCCCAGCTCGAGCGCGTAGAGCGCGCCTGCGGCCACGAGGAACAGCAATCGCGGCCTGCTCTTCTTACGCACCGATGCTCCCTGCCATAGCAGCTCGAGCTTTCGCCAAGATGACGCCACGCTGGATCGATCTCCGACCGCGGCCCTTCAGAACCAGCTTTCCGTTCTCGTAAACGGCGATAACTTCACGCCCGCGGAGAATTCCTGGACCCTCGATCGCGATAGGCGATCCGCCGTCGGCGCTGGCTTCTTTGGCCAGGTCGTGAGCGAGGAGAATATCGCGGCCGCCGGCGACATGCTTCCCGTCGCGGAAAAGAACGTAGCCGGCTAGCATTTATCGCCCTTCATCCACTGGGCCCAGATCTCGTAGACTCTCGGCGCCGAATAGGCTTCACTGTGGCTCGACACGAATTCGGAGACGTTCCTAGCCGAAACTTTGGCTGCGGACTGGCCGATGCGCGGGCCGTGCAGACCGAGGGCTGCTTTGAGCCCAGAGCCGATCGGGTAGGCCCATTGGAGCACTTCATCGCGTTCGCTGTGAGTCACAAGAACGCGGCCCACTCCAAGCCCGTTGGCGTCGAACTGCTGCCCGGGACCTAGGCTCGTGTCGGAGATAGCCGCTGCGAGCGCGATCCATCGGCCGACCGATCTGGATTTCTGCAGCGCATAGGTGCTGACTTCGGCTCCCAAAGAGTGGCTGACGCAGTCGACGTGAGCGCCGGCGCCGCCCTCGAGGGCTATAAGGTCCGCCAGCCGCCGCCCGCAGGCCTTCGTTCGCGCGACTGCCATTCCGAATCCGGCGTATGTGAGGCCGCCGGACCAGGAGAACAGAACAAGGGCGTCGTAACCGAGCTGCGCCTCCTCGATCCGCGCCGCGACAGTCTCGGCGAAATGGTCGGCTTGGGATTCCTTGTTATGGTACCCGTGGGCGGCGTTGAGCACGCGTTTGCCCGCGATCTGGTCGAGGAATTCCTGACGGTCGATCGGACGACCCGCGAGCGAACTGAAACGCAATTCGCCCACAAACAGGGATCCCAGCCAGCCGTCGTTTTTTCGACAGCTGACCTCGAAGATTTGCATTGGCTCAGAGGACGTCCTTGATTCGTTTCACGCCGCGATGGCCTGGGCGATTGAGAGCCAGACGGCCTTCTTCGCGGCCGGCTGTCTGCAGCAGCTCGCGCACTCTTGCAAGGACTCGCCCGTGCATCTGCCCGACGGCATCCTCAGATGTCGCCAACGCCCGAGCCATGTCCTTGAACGACAGATCACGGAAGTACCGCATCCGGAGAACCGAGGCGTGCTTGCGGCCTATCTCGATCAGGCAGAGCTCTATGAGCTCAAGCCGCTCTTGCCGCGCGATTACGTCGAACGGCGACGGCGGAGGGGAGGGCCAGGGCCACTGGCCTTGCGTCGGCCAAATCATCAGGCCGCGGGCCTCCGCGTGGGCGCCTGAAAATACGAACCGGTGGGATACAGAGCGTATGGTCTGATTTCGCGGAAGGCTCGCCCGGCTTTTTCTTGCACCCGGCGAAGGCACCCGCGGAACCTGGCGTTATCCAGGCCCAGAATCTCGGCGCTCCTCCGATGATCCACGCCGGAAATGAAAATGAGCCGGAAAAGCTGCCGCTCCTTGTCGTTGCTGAGCGCACGCAGTCCAACGAGCTCAAAATCGGATATGAAGTCCTCGTTCTTGGGCCCGAATCGGCGCGGCCGTTCGATGCACTCGAGGTAACGAGAAAAGCAATGATTGAAAATGCGGCGCAGAACGCAGCCGCATGGAGTGATGTCGCCAGCGATGGCGCGAAGGCCGGATCCGCAGCAGCCTGAGCAGCTGCGCGAAGCCAATGCGCGCGCCTGGTCGGCCGTCCACGCCCGCGATTGCGCCGGATACGGATCCGTGTCCGGTGGGTTGTTCTTGCTGGCTTGAACGAAGAACGGCCATAGCCTCAGGCCGATTGGCGCCGACGTTGAGGATTCCAAGGTTGCTCCCGCCTTGTTTTGTCGACCGGAACCGCGCCGACGCGAAGAGAAAAGAGCGGAATGAAGCGGGAGCGCCGGTCCCGCTGGTTAGCAGGGCCGGCGCCGGTACAGAGGTGGGAGAACTACGTGCTTCGAATCTGCGTCTTTTGACTTGCACCCGATTATACGGAGCGGGCAGCGGAATCCGACACGATGGCCCCGAATTCGAGGCCTAAATATCTCGGAGGAAAAAGGATCTTCTCCAACCGCGTCAGAGCGTTTTGTCCAGCTCAAGTGAAGGGATTTGCTCGTGAGCCGAAAGGGCTGGTATGGGCACACCGGTCTGGAAGGGACAACTGGTCTACGGCGGCCGATCGGTCGCAGTCAGGATTCTGACGGGAGCGCGGGGAGAGAATCCGTCTTTCAATCAGCTCCACGCCACAGACCTGTCCCGCGTGAAGCAGGTCTTGTACTGCCAGGGCGAGGACAAGCCGATCGCTCGCACCGAGCTGGTGAAAGGCTACGAATACGAGAAAGGCAAGTTCGCTACTCTCACCGAAGAAGAAATCGAGAGCCTGGCTCCGGCCGCAGGCGACTCGATCGAGCTTCGTTTCGTGCCGCTCGAGCAGATGGATCCGACCCAGTTTGAATCGTCCTACTACGTGGCGCCCGCGCAAGACGAGCTACCTTACGCGGCTCTTTTCGGTGCGCTCCGTAGGACGTCGCTTGCGGGCATAGCGCTGATGAGGCTCTATTCCCGCGAGCGTCCAATGATCTTCCGGGCCGGGAAATTGGGGATCGTGGCTCACACGCTTTTCTTCTCCCATGAGCTGCGATCGCTCGACGAGTTCAGGACCGACGAACAGGCAGCGTCTGAATCGGAGATCACGGCCGCGATGCGCGCGCTTAAACGAGCCGCGGGCGATTTCGGCTACCAGGACTATCCCGACCTCCAGCAGCAGCGCGTGGAGCGCCTGATCGCTTCCAAGGTAGCTGCCGCCGGGAGTACCCTACCCGGCCTGGGTGCCGGGGAGAAGCCCTCTCGGAGCCGGCGCACTGCCGCCCGGGGCTGAATTCCACGAGTTGGACAGAATTGCGAGTGGAGGCCCTCCGCGGCCGCCGCTAAGCCGTTCAAAACACGTTCGGCAAACCCCGCGAGTTGGACAGAATGCAGATTCTGTCCAACTGAACCGATGTTGAAATGAATGGACTTACAGAAGCGGAAAGCGCCCGTTTCCCGCGCGCGAAAGTACTCCGGGCGAGACCTGCAGTACCTGAACGAAGACGAGCTCGATGCGCTGTTTCGCTCGATTGACTCTCCCCGCGACCTGGCGATCTTTGAGGTCGCGTTCCACCGCGGGCTGCGCGCGAGCGAGGTAGGCCGCCTAAAAGTTTCGGGCCTGCGGATGACTGCCAGGAGGCTCTACATCGAGAGACTGAAGGGCGGCAACTCCGGAGAATATTTACTGACGGATCGCGAGGTGCGCGCGCTGCGGAAATGGATCGCGATCCGCGGAACAGGGCCGGGACCGCTGTTTGTGTCTCGCCAAGGTGGGCGGCCGGTATCGAGGAGCAGGCTTGACCAGCTCATGAAGCACTACGGAGCTCGTGCAGGCCTTCCGGAATCCAAACGCCACTTCCATTGTCTACGTCATTCGGCCGGAACGCTGCTGGGAGAAAGAGCATCGGCCGAGGAAGTCCAGGATCACCTTGGTCATCGCGATATACGGAGCACGATGCGCTACCTCAAGGTGCGCAACAAACGGCGTGACGAACTCGGCCAGCGACTTGCCGGCCAATGGTGATCTTTACCTTTGCGTCTCCTGGAATACCGGATGTGGGTGGGTGGTTTCCCGGCGCCGCTCGCACTCACCCACTAATACTTCTCTCGTAGAAGTGTTGTGTTCTTCCTTAATATTTAATCGCTCGAAAGGCCGATACTCGGGTACCGCTTTTTCGATACTGGAGTATCAGTGTGACCCCGATACTCCAGTATCCAGGTAGGTAGGCCCCGCGGCCTGCGTCCTCAGCGGACGATCAGGCGCTGCGTCCTTACGTATCCGTGATATTCATCGCGGCATTCGGCGGTGCGCGGGCCGATCTCGATTTCCGCCCCGCCCGACAACCGTCGCATGACGTGCTCGGCGAGCTGGTCCCTGAGTTCTGAAAGGCGAGTGATCTGTGCTTCGAGGCTGACGATGTTCTCGAGGTCGCTCTGACTGACTGTGACCTTGGCTCTGCTGCTCACAACGAAAAGGTTCACAATCGACCATTGAATGCCAAAGGCCACTAAACGACAATCCGTCGATTTATGCGATATTCCTTGGGAAATGCCTCATGCCGCCTAGTACGGAGGTACGGATCGGGAACGGGAACTGGCAGCCTGCTCGCGGATCAGGTCAAGATCGTTGGCGGCTGACGCTAGAAGCTGAGTTTGTTTGGACTGTTCCGCCTCGATCTTAGCAAGGTGCTCGTTGATCGAGTTCATGGTTTTTCCGAACCAGAAATAAAACGCTACGTTCAGGATGAAGATCAGGATTTCCAGCATGCACTCCTTGTGCGCCACCGGTGAATCAGCGGCTCTTTCGCTTTAGCGTCGCAGTCGTAGTCCTTGTTCCGACGATGCGGTGAAAGACCACGATATTCTGCTCGACTGCGGAAATAGCTTCCCGATCGCCCGATTCCAGGATCTCATCTAGCATCCTGTGCCAACGGTCGAAGGGCGACACCGGTCGCGGTTTCTCTGGCACGTGTGGTGCGCGCGCGGCCAGAAGCGCTGCGATGGCTTCGGCGTAAAGCCGCTTCACAGGCACCTTGCGGTCGATTGCGAGCTTCTTCGCCTGCTCGTGGAGCGATTCTTCGAGGTCAATGCCAAAAGTTTTTTCGGCCATGAATCAACGGGTTACACTAGCAACCTAGGTATCAAGCAGTGATGCCTGTTGACTTCCTAGGACACTAGGGTATATCATCTCCTTGTCTTTAACTTGCTTTAAGTTTTAACGCCATGGCCAGCCAAGCGCAACCGAAGGAACTAAGCCGGGTAGAGGTTCGCGAGATCCTCAAGCGGCATTCGGGTTCGTTTCGTGAAATCGCCAAGGGTCTTGATCCGCCCGTCAGCGATACGGCCGTGTGGCTGTATCTGAACGGAAAATCCAAATCTGCGCGCATTGCGGCGGCGTGTCTCGCAAAAGCCAGAACTCTCCTAGAACTGGAAGCTCAAAAATCCGATGAACTCAAACGTACCGCCTAGCAGCGCAGTTCCCGGATCCGCGGGCCCGCAACTCGTTCGGAAGAAACCGGCGATGGCTCGGCTTCGCATCCGCCCGTTCGTAAACATGCTGCACGACAACAAACGGCGGTTGTATCGCGATTTCACGCGCGGCGTTCCGGAAAAAGACCTGGCGCGCATGTACGAGCTGCGCCGCGAAGAGGTCGAGCTGGTCATCTGGGAAATGACGGTGCGTCCGGAGGGAGACGTCGCCGCATGAACGGCGGAATCGATCTTCTGATCGGCTGGGCGCGTTGGCTGGCGGTCGTCGCGGTCCTATTGTCGCTCGCCGCAGCGGCCATCGCTTTCGTGCGGCCTCTCCGGCGCCCGCGGCCCACCTACCGCGCTCGCGCCAATAAGCGATACGAGCGTGGAAGCATACGCAGCTGGAGGAAGGCCGCATGACGCAGGATCTGCTGATGTCGGCCGTGTTTGTTGAGACGCTGTTCTGGCTCGCGATCGCCGCGATCATCATTGGCGGAATGGGCGTCACCTACATCGCTTGGCGCATCCTCGATGGACTGCGGAGTCCGGATTCCGACAGGCTCGATCCCGAGCGCGCCACCCTTCCGCAGGAAATTTACCGGATAGTGGAGCTCCGCGAATTCCTCGATTCGCTGTTCCTAAAACTCTACGGCCGGCCCATCGACGATTACCAGCTGGTGCGCATTGATCGCGCCCTCGGCGCCGCCGCGGTTGCCGAATACAAACGAATTGTTTTTCAGGCGGTCCCCAATCTTGGGTTCGCTTACAGCTCGATGTTCTTGTCCCTTGCGCGTGACGCCGCCGTCGCGGCGAAGCTTCGCCGTCCCTCTGAGGAAGGGCTCCTGGCCCCTCGGGACGTTCTCGAGCTGAAACCGTTTTCAGAAATACAGCCGGGAAACCGGCAGCAGCAGTTAAAAGCCGGAGCCGCGCGCTAGTTTATATCGCGGGCCTCGGGAAGTGCTCCATCAGTGCAGGAGGGATTTGTGCATCCGAGCTCGGCGCCAGAGATCACCATCGAATCGATCGGAAAGTTTCTTGTGGATCGCGGCTGGCGGAAGATCACCGATCTGTGCTTCTCCGACACGAGCGGCGTTTTTGGGGGCGTGGTGCACTGGAGCGTCGCGCTGGAAGCACAGATGGAGCGCGATCACAAAGCCGCGGTTTCCGCGATGGCGAACGCGCTCGGAACTGCGGCCGCGGGAGCTACACGCTAATGGCCGCCGCACCAGCTCCCGCGCGCAAATCCGTCGTGCAGGCCGGCTCCGAAAACGGTGGCAGATCCCCAAAGGTTCGCGGCGGATGGTCCTCGATACCCAACGATTATTTCGATTTCCTTCCTGCGCGGTTGGACGGACTTCCTTACAAAATCGTCGGGATTATTCTCCGGAACACCTGGGGATCTCCGGATGGACACCAAGACTGGGCCAGGCTTGAGATCACAGAGCTGGCGGAGGAGTGCGCGGCTTCGGCCATCGGCGTTCGTAAGGCGCTCGGGCAGCTCGAGGACGAGCTGGGTCTTATCCAATCCCGCGGAGACGTGGGCCGCAGTCTTGAGTATCGTGCTCTGGTGGAAAAATTTCGCTCCGCTCCGAAGCTCGAGCCCAAGACGTTAGACCGCCAGGAATACAAGTCGCGGACGCCATCCGCTCCGGTAGTTGTTTCGCTGCCTCGTTCGATCGTCGAGCGCGGCGAGCTTCCGGTGACATACGACGCTCCTGAATCGGTTCGGGTAAGCGAGTCCATATCTGACGATGGTCTGAGTGTTTCCATCAGGTTAAAGGCCACCCCCGATACTCCAGTATCGGTGTTGGTTCCGAAGCTCAGGGAAGCCTTGACGCCGGTGTTCGTCCATCTTGGCCTCGGCAAAGTCCCTGATGAGAAGCTACTCAACGACGTCGCCGCCGAGCTGGGGCCGACTCCCATTGAACATTTCATGGGGGTCGTACGAAATCGCGTCCGGCGTGACCGGCACAGCGTTCAAAGCGGCCTTTTCCCGAAGCTGGCGAAAGAGGCGCGCGACGGATATGCCGCCGCGGTGCAAGTGCTTTCGCCTTCTCCGAAGCAGGAAGCTACGGCAGAGAAGAAGAATTTCAAAGCTGAGCCGGAGGATTCGTCGAGCCCCTGGTCACGAATCCGCGCCGAACTGAAGCGAATGGTTTCGGAGACCGAATACAGCAACTGGTTGCTGCAAACCGCCTTCAGCTCGCACGAGCGTGCAGTGCTAACAATTCGCGTTCCGCAGCAAGTGACCGCGGATTATATCCGCGAAATATTCACGGGCCAGATCCGTGCCGCCGCTGTCCATCTCGGGATCGGCGTGCAGCGCGTGGAGTTCATCGTGGAAGAGGGGTCATGAAACGCTCCACGGAAAAAGTTCTGGAGCTGCCGGAGGTTCGGCCGTGCAACCATCCAAAGGTCGAATGCCGGATCCATCCGGGGCAGTCTGTCTCGGGCGTAGCAATCTGCGTACACGTTCTCGGCGGCGCGCAGGTATTTTTCCGCTGCGAGCCCACCCATGACGCTTGGGGCGCGATGCTGTGCGAGCTGTGCATTGATGGCTTCAACGGGCGCGACTCCCAGGCCGACGGGTTCAGGCTTCGCCTGGCGTGCGAGAAGTGCGTCCATTATCACTTCCTGTCGCGCGATCAGGAGCAGAGTCCGGACGGGATGAGCGAGCAGGATTTCTTGGCCTTCTCCGAACGCGAAGGTCTGCGGTGTTATCGGCGCCTGCGGGACGGGAAGAATCAGCACGCTCGAAATCCGTTCGACACTCCGCTGGTGCGATGGGCTTGGAATCTCGGATTCAGGCTCGGGCGGTATCTCGACGACTGTAAGCCTGCGGCGCAGCAACCTGCGTCGCCATAGAATTTCTCCGCTGGCTATGCGGGAAAGAGGCGAAACCGGGCCGGCCTGGATGTCCCGGACAAACCATGAACAGTCGGCCAGCTCGATGAGGGTTCGAGCTGGCCTGCTTCAGTAGCACATTTCCTTCGTGGCGATCCGAAATACTCCGTACGAATCCGAAAAGATCGAGCAGCTCGCGATGGGCTGCCCAAAGCTTAAGATTCGTCTCGAGAAGCGGGGCGAGACCTACATGCTGGCCGGAGGCGAAGGCGGCGGGATCCAGATTCAGGTGGCGCGGCGATCTCTCGCCGAAGCGATCCGCATTTATCGCGCAGAATATGGACGCCTAGCATCCGCAGGCCTTCTCGACCAAGCTGCGAAGGCCGAACGCGTATGACGGCAGACCTCGGCGTTGGAATCAACTGGATGCTAGTTGTCGCGGCGCTGTGTGCGGCCGCCCTGTGGATTGGGCTGTGGAACCACCCGGAGGCGCTCAGAAAGATCGCAGCGCGGTATCTCGCGCGGGCGGAAGCTCTCGATCGCTCTCGCGATGTTTACATAAGGGCACTGACCCTGTGGGAAAAGCGCCTCAATATTCCCGCGCGCAATGGGTCTGATCTCTCCAGCAAGCGGCGATCTGGCAGCCGCGTGTTTAGCGCGTGAAGCATGCAGATCGCGGTCACATTCGAAAACGGCGAGCGCGGCGAAGTCGACGACCTGACTTTTGAGCGCTATTTCGCAGGTCCTCCCGCCGAAACACAGCGCCTTGCGGTCGCCGCTCTTGATAACGAATCAGCCCAAAAAAGCGCCCTCGCCCGTGGCGCACGCGCGCGGCAATTACAGCTTCTCAGGAAGCCACAGGCCAAGGCGATCGCATCTGCCGGATCCAGAAAGGTTCGATCCGCCCGATGAGCTCTGTGCACAACGGCCATGCTTTTCCCGATCCGCTCCACGGTGTGGAGCGGCCTGAGCTACGAGAGCAGCCAGGCGATCCTACGTCTCTGCCAACATGCCGGCTCGAGCTCTACTTCCTGATGAAGAGCGAGTTCAAGCATCTTCTTCTCTTGTTCCACGAAGTCTGCATGTCCTCGAAGGGGGCTCGTGAGGGCGCAAGAGTGATGTCGCGCGCAGCGGCCCGCTTCGCGAAGACGGCCGAAGCATTCGCCGATGCGGATCCAGTTGAGCCAGCCAAATCGAAGGCGGCGCCGGCATGAGCATGGCCGAATCCATCCTGCGAGCGCGCATCGAGGAATCTTTGCGGCTGCTGAAACCATGCCGTCTCGACCTGCTGCCGCCATGCACCCTGAAGGCCCTGGTACAAGCGCTGGTGATCACTGAATCCACGCGCCAGGTGCTTCGTGGCCGAATGGATGCAGTGCTTATAGAGCAGGCCCGCAAGCGTCAGAACGTTTTGCCAGGCCTCGAGCGCCTGCGAATTCTGGGCCCGGCGGCTTTTTTCCAGGAGAATCACGCGTGATGCCGGCAGCGGCGCCGAATGCCCTACAAATCGCTTCGGACTTAACTCTGCCGCTCGAGGCGGTCACGCAGACCTTCGGGATTCTGGGGAAGCGCGGCGGCGGAAAATCCTACACCGCCAAAGTACTGGCTGAGGAGATGCTCGGCGCCAATGCGCACGTCTGCGCTGTGGATCCGATCGGCAACTGGTGGGGCCTGCGCCTGGCGGCTTCCGGCAAATCTCCTGGGCTGCCGATCACCGTTCTCGGCGGCGATTATGGCGACCTGCCGCTCCAGGCAACCGAGAAAGCCGGCGAGGAGATCGCGCGCTTCCTGGTCGAAGAAAAGATTTCGGTGGTGATCGATCTCTCGCGCTTCCGCAAGGGCGAGCAGACGCAGTTCATGATCGGCTTCGCCGAATCGCTCTACCGTTTGAATCGCGAAGCACTCCACCTGTTCATCGATGAGGCCGACGCCTGGGCGCCGCAGCGGCCGGTAGGGAATCTCGCCCCGCGACTCCTGGGCGCGATGGAAGACCTGGTTCGCCGAGGGCGGGCCCGCGGGATCGGGGTCACGATGATTACGCAGCGGTCGGCATCGATCAACAAGGATCTGCTCACGCAGATCGAAGTGCTGATTGCCAAGCGCACGATCGCGCCGCAGGACCGCGCGGCGATCGAGGCCTGGGTGAAAGTGCACGGGACACCGGAGAAGCAGGCGCTGATGATGAATTCGCTCGCATCGCTCGCGGTCGAGAAAGCCTGGTTCTGGAGCCCGGCCTGGCTTGACCTGTTTCAGTGCGTTAAGGTCCGGAAGCTCGAAACATTTGACTCCTCGGCAACTCCCGAGGTCGGGGGCACGCGCGCGGCGCCGCGGAAACTGGCTGCGGTCGACTTGGCGCGCCTGGAGCAGCGCCTCGCCGAGACCATTGAGAAAGCGAAGGCTGAAGATCCGCGCGAGCTGCGCCGCAAGCTGGCCGATGCGCAGAAGGAGGCCGCGCGGCTCAAGGCCGAGCTCGAGCGCAGGCCGCAGACTCCGATAGAGAAGATCATCGAGAAGCCGGTCGAGGTCCAGGTGGTCTCCGAGGAAGCGCTCGCGCGGCTCGAGACCATCGGCCGGGAAATTCTGCACGCGGTCGCGAACGCGCGCTCTGCGGCCGCGTATCAGCGCGCGAGCCAACGGCCCGAGCGAAGCACAGGTACGCCCATCAAGCCGGGGCCGGCCAGGCCTGCGGCTCCCGCCCCTTCCCGAACTCGTAATATACGGGTTGGTAATAGCTCCGAAGGTACAGCCGAGCTGCCGGCCGGCGAGCGCAAGATTCTCGCCGCGGTAGCGCAGCACGGGCAGGTCACCAAGCCGCAGCTGACCGTTCTGACCGGCTATAAGCGCAGCTCGCGCGATACATATCTGCAGCGGTTGGCTGCAAAAGGATTTGTGGATCTGTCCGCGGACCCGCGGCCGACCGAGGAGGGCATCGCCGCTCTGGGAGATTTCGAGCCGCTGCCCACCGGATCCGAATTGCTGGCCCATTGGCTCGATCGATTGCCGGCTGGGGAAAAGCGAATTCTCGAGATCCTGGCGGACGCCCAAGGCGAGCTCGTCGATCGCGACACCATCGGCGAGCTGTCTGAATACCAGCGGTCCTCGCGCGATACCTACATTCAGCGCCTGGCCGCCCGCCAGCTGGTGATCGCCGAAAAAGGCGGCGTGCGCGCCGCTCCGGAGCTGTTCGGATGAAGAAGCTCACCGAAGCCGAAACGCTGATGATCCAGGAGCGGATCTCGCTGTTCGCGGCTTTCTGCCTCGACGAAGAGCTCGCCGCGCTGCTCGAGCGCTACGTCGAAGTATCCCGGCCGCAATGGGATGGAACCGCGGACGCGATCCTGCCGCACTTCATGAGCCTCGAGGAAATTCGGAAGGGCAAAGTGAATCTGCGGTACCTGTGCGGCGTGGCCGAGCGGATTCTAGAAATCCGGAAACTCGCCCAAAAGCACATCGCGCATGAGGCGGGACTCCGCACCGGAAAGGTCTCAGCATGAACGGGCGCCCCTTTACGCCCGCGGAGCTGCGCATCATCACCGGGCTTTGGCCGAACCATTCCGCGGCTGCGATTGCGAAGCGAGTCCGGCGAACGATCAGTTCGATCCAGGGGATCGGAAGAAAGCTCGGTCTCAAGAAGAATCCGCAGTATCTAAGAAAATACTGCCGGCTGCAGAAAGGCTCTCGGATCGGCGCGGCCTTCCGATTTCAAAAAGGGCATGCTCCGGCGAACAAGGGCCTGCGCCGGCCAGGCTGGTTCCGCGGCCGCATGCGCGAGACGCAATTCAAGAAGGGGCAGCGCACCAACACCTGGAGACCGGTTGGAACTATCCTGGCCGACTCTGAAGGCTTCTTGCGTATAAAGGTGCGCGAACGGAGGCCGGGCGACAAGCCAGGCTGGGACAAGCAGGTCTGGCCACTTCTACACCACCAGGTGTGGGAGCAACACCACGGACCGATTCCGCCAAATCACGTTGTCCGGTTCAAAGACCGAGACCGCGCGCACTGCGCGATCGAAAACCTGGAGCTCATTTCGATGGCCGAAAATGCGCGTCGTAACAGCATCTGGAATCTTCCGCCCGAGCTCGCCAGCACCATTCAACTAGCCGGCGCCCTGAAGCGCCAGATCAGAAGGAGGACCCATGGCCAAGAACAAAATCAGCGATCTGCGTGATCACCTGTTCGAAACGTTAGAGGCACTGAAAGACCCGGACAAACCGATGGAGCTCGAGCGCGCCCGGGTGATCTCGGACGTCGCCCAGACCATCATCAATTCGGCCAAGGTCGAGGTCGACCTGGTCAAGGCGGTGAATGCGCGGGATCTTGAGCGAGTGGCTCCGGGAACACATTTCTTCCAGGCGGAAGAAGGCCCGCGGCGGCACGAGCTCGCAGCGGGCCAATCGAAACCGCAGCCGGGGCTCAAAGCCATCGCCAAGGGAGCGTAAACCGGCCGGGAGGTCTTTGCATTTTCAAGGCGAAAGGAGAAAATCAGCATGTCATGGAGCATTAGCGCAATCGGCAAGCCCGCACGCGTGGCCGCGAAAGTGGAAGCTGATCTGGCGCGCATCACCTATTTGCAGGGAACCGAGGCGGAACTCAAAGACTCTGCCGCTGCCCTGGTGAAGAAAGCCGTCGAGGGCAACACGCGCAAGGATATTCTGGTGCGTGTCGAAGCCAACGGCTCGGCCAGCAAGTCGGAGGAAGGCGAGTTGCAGACGATTCAAATCGCTGTCACCCAGCTATACGGATTCGCGGAGTAGAGTCAGCGCGGCGGCGACCAATATGGGAGCGATCGACAGAGAGCGCCCGGATTTCGATATGCTGTTCCCCACCCCAATCGAGGAGGAACAGGATATGGCTCGCCGCCGCTTCCAGCGCACCGGAACGCTCTACAGAGACGGCAACTACTGGCGCCTGCGCTGGTATGAGGACATCGTGCTCGAGGACGGCACGGTCAAGCGCGCGCGGCCGTCGACGGTCGTGGGCCTGGCGCGGGGAAAACTGCGGATCACGAAGAAGGAAGCCGGGCGGCGCGCCGCAGAGCAGCTGAAGGAAGTCAACCTGATCGACCGGCAGCCCGAGTCGCTGATGCGCGTCTCGGATTTCATCGCGCGGAAATTCGAACCCGAGCACGTCATGATGCTCAAGCCAGGCGGCCGCGTGCACTATCGCGTGCAGCTCGCTCACATCGAGAGCGCGATCGGCAAGTTGGCCTTGCGGGAAGTACGGCGCGAGCACATCCAGCAGCTGTGCTCCGACCTACTCAAGAAAACGTACCGCCGCTCAAAAAATGGGCCAGAGGTCCCCTACAGTGTCCAGTCGGCGGTGCACCTGAAAAATGCCGCCAGCGCGCTGTTCGAGCACGCCAAGGCCTGCCGCCTCTATCCAGGCGAAAATCCGGCGCGGTACGTCCGGCTGCCTCAGATGAAGCGCGCGCCGCGCCAGGCGCTGACGGCAGACCAGGTCCAGCAAGTGCTCGCCCTCCTATCGAGCCCTGCGCGCGAGCTGGCCTACATGGCGGTGATGACGTCGATGAACATCGCCGAGCTTTGCGGCCTGCAATGGAAGCACGTAAATCTCTCGCGGACGAAGTGGATCATGGTCGACGGCGAGCCGGTTCCGCCGCGGGCGATCGCCGTGCGCCGGCAGTGGCGCGAAGGCGCCGAAGGGACGCTCAAAGCCTCGGCCCGGCGCCGGACGCTGCCCGTGACGGCCGAGATGGAAAAGACGCTCCGCGAATTGAATGGCCGCGGGACGTTCACAGGGGCAGAGGACCCGGTCTTCGTATCGCGCCGCGGGACTCCGGTTGACGCCCACAATCTGTCGAACCGGGTGCTGCGCCCGGCGGGCCAGAAGCTGGGCCTGCGCCTGGGCTGGCACGTCTTTCGGCACACGCACGCGGCGCTCTTGCGCCGCGAGCGCGCCAGCCCGAGCGACCAGATGGCCATGCTAGGGCACTCTGACATCCGCACGACGATGATGTACGGCGGAGACGATGTCGATCTCAGGAGGACGATTACGGCGCGCCTGGATGCGGCGCTCAAGCGAGCGGCCCGGTCCGCAGGCCGGGCTGCCGGGCGCAAGCCTCCGGCGCGCGAAGAGGGCCCGTATAACAAAAAAGTGATAAAGCCCAAAACCATGAAGCAAAGAGCTGCGGGGGCCGGGTGATGCTGCTGGGATTCAAACGCCGGTTCGCACCCTTCGTCGAGGACGGGACCAAAACGCACACGATCCGCGGCGCGCGAAAGAATCAGCCGCGCGTGGGCGAGACATGCCACTGTTATGTGGATCCGCGCCAGAAGACCATGCGGCTGCTCGGCCGTTTCCCGTGCGTTCGCGTCGAAGCGATCGTCATCGATTATCGCGAGTGGAACGTGCACGCGCCGCTGGTCGTAACGATCGATTCCGTGCGGCTGACAGACGAAGAGGCCGATGCGCTGTTTGAGAGGGACGGATTTCGCGACAAAACCGGTGAGACCTACCAGCACATGCACCAGGCCGCGGAGTTCTGGCGCGAACGGACATTTCCGTTTCAGGGGCATTTGATTCACTGGAGATACGCGTGAACGAACTGATTCAGGCCCTCCGGCAGTTCCTGGATGTCTTTAGGCTATGGGTTATCGTGCAGCCCTGGGAGCAGGTGATGCGGGTTCGCCTGGGAACCGAGGTGCAGTTGCTTGAGCCAGGCCTGCACTGGCGCTTCTCTCCGATCGACAGCGTATTTACGCAGAGTGTGCGCTTGCGAGTCAGCCAGGTCGGGCGGGCTACGGTGATGTCGAAAGATCAGCGTCCGATCACCTATGCCGCCTCGCTCGGATACTCGATCAAAAACATCCAGAAGCTGTACACCGGTCTTCACCACGCCGAGGACACGCTGCAGAACCTGGCGCGCGCGGAGATCGCGCGATATATCTCCGAGCACGACAGTGCTCAGCTAGAACGCGGGTCTCTCGAAAGCGTTGTCGAATCCCGGCTGAGCTTTGAGCAGTACGGACTTTCGGAAGCGCGTGTATACATCACCGAGTTCATGAATGTCCGAACTTATCGGCTGATCGGGGACACCTGGTACGGCACGCAGGGCGCGGCGCTGAACGTGGAGGCGACCAAATGACGGAGATTTTGACGCGCGATCGATGCTACGCCTGCAACGGAACCGGCGAGGCTCCAGGCTCCGGGTCGACGTGCATGACCTGTGAAGGGAAGGGTTATTTCGAGCAGTGGGTTACAGCCGACGACTTCCTGGATTCGTACATCAGGGCCAACGGTCTGTTGGGTAGTGTCCTAATTTGA